AAACCACGTCGGATTCGGTCGTGATTCGTAATCAGAGAGTTCTGCCACGGTGTTACCTTGTTAGTCTGTACTTTTGTACCTTATACACAGTATTACTCTCTCTATCTCTCTCTTCTCTTGGTGGGGGTAAGAGAAGGTTCAGTGTTTGCGCGCGCGAGTGTAGAGGGTGTCTCCTTACAGGAGACCGACGAAACCTTCCGTGGCGTTCACCTGGGCGCGCACTGTCCCCTGGGGTCACGACTCACCACTTTTTTGCATCGCCAGCAACCCCGCCCGTCGCAGGTACGCTAATCGCAGGTCTTCCTCGGCTTTCTGTGGGGTGGTGTAGGCACGGCGAACCCCTCTGTTACCGCTCCAGAGCGCTCCAGCCGCAAGGTTGTCAAACAGGTCAGGACGAAGTAGGTCGCCAGCCGCAAAACCGACACCTTCTATGTGCCGCGAGTGGCGATACCAGAGCCAACGATCCCGACTGTTTCGCTCGGTCCTGGGAGCCGGGAAGCGATGCAGCCGTACCCAATCCCGATGAAACTCAATCACGACACTGGTAAGCGGTTCCTCGATGTTCGCGTTCTCCTCCAGCCAGTCAGCAAACACGAGGCGATGGTCACTTACATGTGGCTCGGCCGCGATGGCGTTCAGGAAGGCGTACTCCTGCTCGTGCCCCGTCACGAGGTAAGGCGGTCTGTTTCGGTCTGGGTATGCCTGTCTCACCACGGGTTGGCCTCGCTGATCGGTGGCCCCACGACCTTCTCTTCCACCGGCTCCCGCAGCTGCACCAGCACTATCTCCGCGGCTCGCATCGCGTCCTCGGTGCTCTCGTAGTAGTCCCAGTCCCCTGCCCTGTCACCGTGGACGACGCGGCAGTAGTGCAGGCGTGTCGAGTTGTAACCCACGGCGGCCCCGTCTGTGGAGGTGCCTGTCAAGTGCATCTCGACACGCGGATCGTAGGACCAGGAGAGGTGCTCGGTGTCGCTCATGTCCCCTTCTTTTCTGCAGCCAGACGTTCGAGTACGCCCATCATCTCCACGAACGTCAATTCCAGGGTTGCTTTGCCGCCACCTCGCGCGATCACGATGACCCTGTTCTCTTCTGGCCTGGCGATAATCGTGACGCGGTCCAAACGAAACGTCACCTCTTCGATCATCCCTTCCTCCCCTTCTTCTCAGCCCTCTCCCTGACACCCTCGTTCCACTCGCGGAGAATGCGGCACGTCTCCTCAAACTCCACCGTCGGCACGACCACGAGCCGCCCGTCGAACGCCACGACAGACACCAGCTGCACCGCCACGTCAGGGCGGTGAGTGGACAGGGCGAGGTCGACGGTGGAGTCCACAGTTACCTCCGCGTCACAAAACCAATGTCGGCAAACGCAGCAGTAAACCGCTCCACGTCGTTGCCGAAGTAGAAGACCACATGCCCCTCATCCGGCGCACCGGCACGTCCGCCCCAGAACTTGATTCGCCCACGGAAGATGCACAGCGCCGCCGAGTGCTGGTGGATGGGTGCAAAGTATTGAGCCGTCAAGGTGCGCGTGGCGCACAGGACACACATCGCCTCAACGCGATGGCTCTGCCATTCGCCGATGATCTTCGGCACCCACTTTTCCCACTGACTGAACGGCGGATTGAGCCAGACGCGACCTTTCCAGTTCTGCCGCAAGCCGTCGTCGTGAACTGTGTAGAACCGCTTCGCCTGAACCACCGTGTTTGCCACGGCATGAGAGGCCGGGTCCAGGTCGAGCCCACCCATCGCGGCTCTTGCCGCTTTGATGATCGCTTCCGACGTGTAGAAATCGTCGATGGTAATTTCACGCGGCGGGAGGTTCAGAGGGCCGAAGTCGCTGAACAGGTTCACCTGGGCTGGCGCCGGCTTCCTCCGCTCGGAATTCGGCATCCATAGCGAGGAGTCCACCAGCGGCAACTCGCCAACGTCTTCGGGGCACTGGTCGCAGTCCGGCACCCAGACGAAGTATTGGTCTCGCAGCCAGCGAACGTAGTCAACAATGTCCTTGTGCGAGTGGAAGGTCTCCCTGTCGTCAGTTTGGGGGATCTTGTGTGCGGCGAAGTAGTCGTGTAACTGTCCCTCGTCTGCCGTGGTCGCACGGACCATGCAAAGCGGTGTCACGTTAAAAGTGACGTTATGCTTGGACTTGGCATGATCCTTGAATCGCTTGACGTGATCCTTCGTCTGGCCGATCCTGATGACCGGCTCGTCTGTTCCAGGGGTAGTTACGGCGATGAAGTACACCACCTGCACCTTGCCGTTGGTCTGGTCGGACCGCCGGTCATGAGGCTCGTTTGTCTCACGACGCAGCGGTAGTTGCGGCATTCGTTCAACCTTCCAGAGTTACCCACGGGAACAACATCTGCCCAAACTCATCCGTGATCGCCCGCGCCGTGCTGACTTCCAAACTCTCCTCACCGTACCGCTCGGCTATCTCAGCGAAGCCTTCCAGAACGAAGTCGTGCGGCTTCACCTTCAACCGTGGCCGGGAGCAGTCGTCTTCGAGGACAACGCCCTCATCGTCCTTCAGCACCTCCAGGGCACAGAGCCTGCCGTCAAGCACCGCAGCTCTACGTTCCTCGCTCCAGCCCTCCCAGGCGTTGCCGTCCACGAGGATCTGAGCATCCTCCAGGCCGGCCACCCGGTCCTTGTGGCTCACCACCCTTACCTTGGCCGCAACAGCGTGGCCGGCGTTCTTGAGGCAGGGGCCGGCGCCCGACGTGGGGTAGGCGAAGAGGATGCCGATTTTGACTTCGGCGTCACGCAGCTCCTCGTAGTGGTCCTCGATGAGCGACTCAACGAGGGTGAACGCTTGCTTGTCGGCCTGGCGAAAGTTCGGCATGTCGTCTCCTTTGGTGTCAGTTTTGTTCGGGGTCTGGGTTCAGGTGCAAACTGCCGTTGTCGAGAGAAGCGAGGAACCCGACAACCGGGCAGAGTTCCACGTCCTCTACCGGGCTCATCATGATCAGGTCTTGAGAGTCGTCCGGGACAGCAACGCGGCCGGTCGCGGCGAGTAGCAACAAGAGCAAGGCGAGGTCCAGGCTCTTCTTTGGCACGCTCAGAAAACTAACCCGCCTGGACAGGCCAGTGCGCTCGATGACGAAACCGAACTGCCCCGCGCACACTCCTTCCGGCGAAACACCGGCACCGGCAAGCACGAGCGAGAACTCACCAATCACCCCGTGCCCTTCATCCCCAGCGCCGAGGAAGCACCAGTGCTTGCGCTGTTTCAGTGCGTCGAAGTGAGCCACGATTTGCGGGTAGTCGTTTATGATGTACATCTGGAGTTACTCCTCTCCGGTGGGTTTTGGGTTTTGGGAATGAAATTTTTCGTGCGGCTTCAGTCGCCCGCAGAATCTTTTTCCCAAAACCCAAAACCTCGCGAAAAAGCCATTTGAGTTAGGTTTCGGGGTTTTCGGGTTCGGTTTCGGGATGGAGAACAAAGGCTCTGGTGGGCCTTCCACCCTTGCTGCCATTCCCAAAACCCTCCCAATTCCCAAAACCCTCCTCGACCAGAAACGACAACGCAGCCTCGGCATCCTCGGTGCGCGGGAATCGTTTGCGGAGAGCGTCGCGAAGCTGGCGCGACCGGATCGAGCCGCCGTGCCGCCGAATCACTTCCAGAAGGGTGCGATGGTCCTTCGCCTCGTCGGACTCAGAGAGGATCGCGTAAACTCTTTCGGACTCCTGAGCGAACCAGCGAGTCACGACAAGGGCTGATTCCAGACTGGCCCTATCAACAGGGCAGCGGTCATCCGTCCCCGCATGGGCGTGAGTGACGCAGTGGAAGATCAGAGCCAACCGGGCGGCAACGGCTTCCAGTTTGGCAAGGGCGGCCTTGCGAGCACCGACGGTGAGGTACTGCTTGCTCGCCCATTCGGCATAGAAGGACACCCATAACTGGCGCGCATCATCGGAGAAGGAGAGCCGGTACGGTTGGTCCTTGCCGCTGGCATCCTTGCCGGGCAGGAGAGCCAGCAGACGCTCGGCAAGCACCTGGTACGCCTCTGAGGTCTCCATCGAAACCGTGGCATCGCTCCACTCCTTCAGGCACTCTGGCGGCGCGGCCAGATCAAAGCGAGCCACGAAGCCGGAGTCGTAATGGTCACCGTCGAGGAGGCGCGTCAGGGTGCCCGGCTGGATTGTGCCGGATACCGAGACGCTGGCTCGCGGAACATAGATGGCGCGGTCGTCGCCGGTTTTGCGGTTCACGCGCAGGACTCGGCCGTGATACACCTCCAGCCAGACGTCGATGGAGGTCTGTCCTTTTTGCTGGTAGCGAGTGAAACCGTTGATCCAGCCGCGCAACTCATCCTTGCAGAGGAGCAATCCGCGCGGGTTTTCCTGGAGCATTAGAGCTACTGATTCGGCAGTCACATCCTGCACGAGGATCTGTTCCATGACGGGCTTTTCCGGCAGCGGGTCGCCCTTCTTCCACGCTCCCTGAGCCGCCTGATATTTCGCCAGGGCGATGCGGTGAGCCTCGCGGCGTTCTCGCTCGATTTTCTCGATCGGTTCCCGCACCAGTTCCAGGGCTGGCGATTTGCCGGAACCGCTCTCGGCGACGATCATCGTCCAGAGAATGGGCGGCTCCAGCCAGGACCGCTTGAGCTGAATACGTCTGGTATTGCCGATGCAGGCAGCACTGAGCGAAAGCGCGGGCAGAGAGATCATTGCGGCATCGCAGTACAGGGCAGCCGAACCCTCTGCGACAAGTTCTCGCAACGGCGACGGCAATACCTCTGTCGGAAAAGACTGGTACTCTGGAATCAGTCGCGGAGTCTTGCCCTGCGTTGAGCGAGTCTCGCCAGATGGAATCTTACCCAGCACGTCGGCTACCATCTGCTGTAACTGCTCAACGGTGCCGCCATGCGCCAGCCAATCGCTCACGTCTCCCTTCAAGGGCAGGTCGGGCAGAGCAAGGATTGCCACTTTGGCGGCAACGCCGCGCAGGTTGCAAGCAACCTGGTCGCCGTGTTTGCCGCCAGGATCGTCGTTGTCGGGCAGGATGATAACCGTGCGGCCCCGCAACGCCTCGTTGAAGCACGCCTTCCACTTGCCGGCACCCATCGGATTGCACGTCGCGACGAGCCCGTGCATGCGGAGTTTATCGACGTCCTTTTCTCCCTCGACGACGAATACCGTCTGGTCAGGGGAAGCGTTGAGCAGTTCCGGCAAACGGTAGAGCAGCAAGGACACCCCGCCGAGGTTCCAGATCCAGCCACCCTTACCATCAGGTCTCCTTTGCCGAAAGTCCTTCGGATGAAACCGCACGGTCTGGAAACGAACGCAGCCGGCCTCGTCCTTGTAGTCGTAGGCATTGACGATTTCGGATCGCGGCGGTTTGCCCGTACCGTTGCCGCCGTGGCCGTTGGTCTGCTCGTTGAGGAATAGGGCACGTTCGGTCAGTCCGAGTGCCTGGCAAATAGACTTCGATGTGCAACCCTGGTTGGCGTGACAGTTGACGAGGATCTTGCCGTCGTCGGTCTGCCGAACGCTCAACGACGAGTGCTTGTCATCGTGAGAAGGGCAACATGCCCGATAGCCGTTCGTCTCCTCGCGGACGCACTGGAGACGGGTCAGGAACTCGTGAATGTGCATCGGAAGCCGTCCCGCAAGCCGCCGGCCTTGGCGGAAAAAGGAACCCCGAACCAACCCCTCTCGCTGTGCTGGCCGGCGGCGCACGGAGATGATTCGCGCGGCAGCGAGGGATTGATCGGGGTGTTTCGGTTTCGGTTCTCCGTGCTCCTGTCCGACCTCAGCGAAAGGTCAGGGTCGGTAATGTACCGCACCTCCTTTCTCGGGTGCAAATCACGCAACGGCCTGCGGCTCCAACTCCGTCAGGAGAGCCGCGCGCACCGTCCGGTACTGCTCCACGGTGAGCTTTTCGAGGTTCTGTTTCGCCGGCAGGTTGTACCTCTTGCAGGCGTCTGCCCACTTGATGCCGGCCTGGCCGAGGAGGATGCCGAGTTCCTCGATCTGCTTCTGTCCGTACTCCTCAACGGCCTCGGGCTCGGCCTGCATCGCCTCCGCTTCCTTCCGCGTCTTGCAAAACGCGGCATAGGTGCGGGCGATGGGGTACGCCCGGTCGCACTGCGTCTGCGACCAGGCCACCATCGGCCCCGACGCCCCCACCTCGCGCACCACCTGCGCCCGCAGTTCCACCGCACTGCACACGCCCGCCTTTTCGGCGGCCGCTCCTTGCTTGTCGAGCCAGTCGCTGAGGACGGCGCCCGGTGATGGCGCCGAAGCCGAAGCTTGCGGTTTCTCGGTGTGCGGCAGGGCAGGCCGAGACGGCGCAGGCTGCGCCGGCGCCGGGGTCACGGAAGACTCGATCGTCTCCACCTCGGTTTCATCGAGCATGCCCAGGCCACAGATACTGAGAGTGACCCGCCGTTTGCTCTTGGTCTCGGCCTTCATCAGAGCATTGGCGAGGGCGTCACCCTTCAGCCCCTCGATCGAGACGGCGCCGATAGCCTCGTCCGTTCGCCCCGACGGCAGCACGGCCCGCGCCGTTACGGCATAGATCCCGTCGAGCCGTTCGCGCGCCGTGATCGTGATGCTGACGTTGTGCAGTCGCCGCAGCTGCTCGGTACAGTCCTTGCGAGCGTACAGGACCAGGCGGCCGGAGAGCGTGATGTACTCAAATGGCCTCGTGGCCGGATTCAGGCCGAGGCTGTTGCAGACCTCCGCGTAATAGCGGACCTTGTCTTCGGGGCTCAACTTCGCGAGGTCTCCCTGGATGATGACTCGCTCCAGAACCTCGACCTTCACAACGTCAGACATGGATTAGCTCCTGCATGGTCGAAAGGGTCAACCGCAGCGCGTCGCAGATGCGTAGCGCGCTGGTGTGTTTACAATCCGTTTTGTTGCGTCGGTAAGTGAACGCCTTGCAGCTGCACGACCAGCCCTCGGGCGTGCGCCGCAGGCTGTACAGGTCGCGGGTGTCCTGGCGGCAGAGCAGCACGGCGTAAGGCTTCACGTCGAAGGAGTAGTATTGCGGCTCACCCCCGGCATCCTCGATGAGGAGGACCAGCCTGCCCAGGTGATCCGTGTCGAGGTGGATCATGGCAACCTCTGCTCCTCGTGCGGTTGCGGTTCGGGCACCTGCGGCTGAGGCTGTGCCTGCTCAGTCTGCATATCCTCCCAGATTTTGTCGCGCCAGATCCGCACGTCCGGGGGCGACTCAAAGTGCAGCCTCGCCTTCCAGTGGCGGAGGTCCAACTCCACGGTTACTCGCACCGTCCGGTCATCGGGTAATACGAGCACGGCGTAATCGCCGTCGCGGAACGAAAGACACAGACCCGTGTGTTCCTCACCGTTGCGATCTTGCATTCCCTGCCTCCTTTTGTTCCACGGGCCGATGACCAAAACAAACCTGTTGCGGCTCCACGAGGAAAATATCCTCGCCCCGGTCCTGCGCGTCGATCAGGGGTGTAAGCTCAACCATCGTGACGTGAAGCTTTACCACCCTGCACGGCACATGCACGAGATCACCTCCCGGAGTTTGTGGCCGTTGCGATCCTTCATTTCTCTGCCTCCTGTGTAAGTTGAGCCCTCGGAACTTTCGTGCAACACACGGTCTCTGAGACCTGTCTCAACTGGGTCGTGTGTCTTTCCTCTGTCGGTTTTCTGCCCCCATCCACGGCGTATCGCCGCAGAACTTGCTTCCTCGGGCTCAGTGCCTGGCGTCGGAATCGAACCGACCTGTCCTTCGAGGCTGTGAGGATCTGTTACTCCACAGTCTCGAAGCTCCCAGAGACCAGGCTCGTGCACGGCGGCTATCCCCCAGCAGCAGGGCCAATCGGTAGGAGCCCCGCCAAGAATAGCCGCCGTGCGTTGCCTCAAATCAGGTCAATGTCGAGAGGGTCTGGTTGTGGTTTGCGCCCGTGCGCCTCGTCATAGAGGCAGTAATGGCACCGTCGCGATTCTGCCCTCTCTGCTGCTTCCGCCGGCAGAATCTGCGGTTCTACGACGAACCGCAGCCCGCAACCGCCGCAGTATGGGTAGACCGGATCCGTTTTTTCTTCGTTTTCTTCGCTCATTTCGTCCTCGTGCCTGGTGTCTGAAAATAGGCCGCGCTCCCTGCGGCCGCGGAACAGCCTAGTCCTGGTTTGTCGGCCCGCTGTCCGCTGCTCTGATGGCTTGCTGCGCTGGCTGAATTGCCAGATACAGCAAAAACAGTTTGTCAGCGATGAACGCACCTAGAAGAAACCACAGAACGATTCGTTCTACTTCGCTCATTCTGGACCGTCCTTTCCGCTGTCCGCTGTGTCGTTCGGCAGGGCGTTCAATCGTACCTCCACGTCTACCGCTGCAACCGCCCGGTGTCCTGCCTCGCTCATGTCACCTCCCGGTTGCCTTCGCCAGGGCGACACGGGCTAGCGCCATGGCCGCATCGTAGCCGTCGTCGTGCTTGCCATCGTCACCAGGACGAACGCACCAGCGCTTCAACTCTTTGAGCGCCGCCAGCAGATCATCGAAGGAGTTGCAGCATCGTTTGCACAACCCTACACAAGCCGTTTGATTGCTCGTTTTTGACGTTGATAGGCTCTCGCTCTCTCCCGGACGCATATTCGACATTGCCTTCCTCCAGACGGCGGAATGTAAGTGTTCTTCTCGTCGTATTCATGTCCGCGAGGGCAGTGCGTTACGGCCTTCGCTGCGATGAGAAGTTGGTAGTATGCTGTTCCACGTCGCACGTTCTCGGAATGCGTCACTGCCTCAATGTGATCTGGATTCACGCACCGCCGGTTGCGACAAAGATGGTCGATTTCAAGACCATCCGGCACTTTACCGTGCACGGACTCGTAGCAAAGCCGATGGGCAAACTGGAGTTTTTTCTCCAATCGAAAGACGCCGTAGCCTTCCGAGTTGATAGAGGCTGTCCAAATCCAACAGCCTTCCGTTTTGTGTATCTTGCCCCAGAACCTGTGCGTCAATTCAAGCGCCATTATGATCCTCGGTTGCTTTGGCGAGGGCAGCACGCACACGCTGTCTCATACCCTCTGGCATCTTCTCTACCCACGCATCAACTTCTTCCAGTGCTTCCACGAGCATCTGATGGGCATTCGTCGCCCGCACGATGAACGCGGCGTTGGCATGATCGCGTGGTTCATCGGCGTTGCTGATGCTGGCAATGTCCTCCGCGTACTTGCACGTCTCGATGTGGATCTGACGTGCAAGTTTCTCGTGCCGGATGTACCACGGCAACGCTGTGTGTTTTGCCTCACTCATGACCGCACCCCCTTCCGCTTCACGCTGCCGTTAACCGTGTCCTCGCTGCGATCCGCAATCGCGTCGGCCGAGTCCTCCTCCAGTTGCAGCCGCTGCCGTAGTTGGCCGTTGGCCGCCTCCACCGTTTCCGAGAGCGCTTGCAGCGCCGCCGCCAGCCTCGTCACCGCGTTCCAGAGTTTGCTAATGCCTAACATTCTCATCCCTCCCTTGGGTTTGGGCGATTACCTTCGACACTTCGGACAAATGACGCGAGTGTTGTGCCAGTCCTCGTCAGGGAACAGCGACGGAACGTGCCAGCCGGATTGCTGGGCATGCAGTACGGAAGCCTCCGGCGTGATCGCTGCGTCGGGATGACTGCACCCGCACTTGTCGCACTTCACCTCATAGACCGTCAGCCAGACTGGAGGATTGCCGTCTGCCGAATGAACCGGAAGAATCACCTTCCACCCCCTATTACCATCAGATACCCAATCCGTCCCTCACACCCTCGCTGCGGAATGCTCGCCTCCCGCTCCTCGGGAGAGATGCCGTCGCGACCTTCCAGCGCCGCCCCACAGACGACTCCGGCTTCCTGGGCGCAGCGAATGGCCGCGTCTTGCAGGAGCCGCGTTGTGAGTCCGACGCGGGCCAGTTGTTCCCGCACCTTCGTCAGCGGAGCCAGGTTGTCCGCGCCGCCGTGAGCCTGTACCGCCAGCTTCACCACCCGCACTGCCCAGCGTGTCGTTTCGGTCATCGTCTTCACTTCGCACCCCCCATCGCCACCACCGCCTGCGTTGCTTGAGCCAGCACCGACATTGCCGCCGTCAGAATCACCGGACTGAACACCACCAGAAGAATCAGCATCGCACCCTCCCTTGGGTAGTGGGCCATCCGTGGCCCCGTCGTCGTGTTGTCCCTGAAAAGTTGTCTCCGCTTCACCTACGGAGACTTGAAGAGGGAAGCCTTGAGTTATCCTCGTTAGGGTGTCATCCCTTTAAGTCCACCGTCCTTGTCGATGGCGGTGATTTACTGTTTCGTTGCGCTCCTGTTCGCTTCCTTGAGAGCGTCGTAAAGGTACTGCAGGTCGCGCTCTCGATTCAGGCTCTTGACGACGGGCAGTGCCTTCTGGACAGCGTCCAGCAGGATTGCCCGGTCTGCCGTGAGGCGAACGATAGTCGCCAGTGCGTCCTTGAATGCCTGTTCCATGCTCTCCTCACTTCCCCACGAGCCCGATACTCGCGATGTTCACGCCGCCCTCTTTCGCCTGCGTCGGGAAGCCGAAGCGATTCCAGATCCCCTTCGCGACGACTTCGGGCGAGTGCCCAGCGTTCAGCCACTTGCGGGCCAGTTCTGCTGCGCTGGCCTGCGTCGTGATCGTCTTGACGCTGCCGGCCTTCTTGCTGCCGAGCAGCTTGTACGCTGCACAGGAAGCCCCGTAGCGTACTTCCTGCTCGCCGTCCGACAGAACCACCCGACGCTTTGGGCAGGAGGCCCCGCAGCATTCGCACTTCTCGCCGTCGCTGCACTCGATCCCCTTCACCGTCCACTTGTTCTGGCTCATCGTCGTGCTCCCTTGCGTCCGTCGTGTCTTGTCTTTCACTCCACACTTGAAGTATACCCGTAAGACTTACGTAAGTCAATGGCATCTTACGGAATTATTCCGTAATTTTCCCCTTCCCATTCCGTGCCGCTACCGGATATACTGAAACAGCGATTCCTGTTACACTTACGGAGGTTCTACTGGTGAGTACCGCCTTGCTAACGGAGCGTTCCCACGTGGGAAAGAAGACACCGTCGACTCCACCGACGCCGCCTCCGCCCCCCGGCCGTATCGAGCTACAAGCTCCTGCTGAATGGATTGCGGAGTTAGATCGTGTTGCCGAACTGATGGGCATGAGCCGCTCAGCCTATATCCGGCACGCCTGCAACCGCCAGATGGCGGCAGACCGTCAACTCCTGTCTGGACCTGGCGCCGAGCCAGAGGAGAATTGACCATGCCAGCGGGTTTCGTGTACCTCTTCCGCGCCAGCATTGGCCCGGTGAAGATCGGCCGCAGCAAGGCTCCCGAAGGTCGGCTTGAGGACTTCGACTCGCTGCCGTTCGAGGTTGTCCTGCTCCACACCATCGCCTCCGACGACATGGTGTGGCTGGAACGAACACTGCACGAACGGTTCGCGGACAAGCGAATCCGTGGCGAATGGTTTGCTCTCAGCGACGACGACATTGCCGCGTTGCTCACCATCGCTTCCTCCAACCGTCCATCTGATGACGTGACTCCCAAGCGGAGCGGCAAGCCTCTTCATCTCTCGCTCAGTGCGGAGCTGTACGACCAGTTGATTGCTCACATCGAATCGCTGCGCCCTCGGGTTACAACCACGGCCATTGTCGAGACGGCCTTGGAGGAGTACCTGGCGAAACATCAAGACCCGCCAGACGAACCCTCCGACGAGCCCGAGGAGTAGCCTTACCTCCGCGCCAGCTCCCGCCGGGCCTCCTCCTGGTCGCGCAGGGCGTCCCGGTCTTCCGATGCCGGGTTGCCCAGTTCGACCGCCTCGCCGCCGTTGCACGCCTTTAAAAATGCCTCCAGCCAGTCGCGGCGAATGGAGAACCGGCCGCCGATGCGCTGGCTCCTGAGGCGCAGCGTCACGCCGTTTCTTGTCAGCCCGCGCCGGCACCACTGCCAGACCCGGTAGGTGCTGACGTTCAGCTCCTTCGCGACCTCAACCGTTGATAGCCACGTTGCCATTGCATCCCCCTTTTCCGGTTCCGCAAACTCTGCGAAATCGTACCGTGGTTGGCGGGTACGGATCTAGTGGCGCAAGTGGTAATCGCGGGTGGCAAGAGAGGGCGTAAGTGGAACAGAAGTGGGGCAAGTGGAACAGAAGTGGAACAGAAGTGGGGCAAGCCTTCAATCGACCAGCCGGAAGGTGCCGCGGCTGCCGCCCGGGACGATCACCGTACCCCAGGCCGCGTTGCCGTGGAAGAGGTCGCGGACGCGCGTGGATTCGCTCTGTGCAGCTGCAATGAGGACTGTTGTGCCCACGTCGGGAGAGCCGTCCTCCCACGCTTCCCAGAGAGTCTTGACCACGCGGGCCTGCATCTCGGTAAAGGGCCACTCGCGACCGAGCCAGCGAATGGAACGGAAGTCGGGGGAGTGACCCGTCTGAGCACCTGAGCGGAGCTCGCTGATCGGTGCCTCGGCCTCCTTCTGCGTCGGCGGGACGGGATGGCTGAGATGACGGCCCGAGCAGAACGTCACGTCGAGATGGATCGGCGCGTCGCTGCCTGCAACCTCACGGCAGTAGGTGCGTACCAGTTCGATGACCTGTTCCAGAGTCGTTGCCACGACGTGCCGTCCCTTGCGGCTCCCAGGGCTGGGATCTGGGACCTGGGGCATTGTCCGCAAAAGCATGGTACGGCGCAAGTGTTCAGATTTCCACTACTTTAACGACTTTGACGCTTTGTGTCATTTTCCGGCATCTATCCCATTTCTTTTGCCACGGTACGGGCGAGGTTCTCCAGGCGTTCGGCGTATCGCGCGGTCATGTCCGGGTCGGCATGGCCGCCGACGGCCTGGGCTGCTTCCAGGCCGAAGGCGCGGCGTACCTCGGTCAGTCGGAGGTGGCGTACCTGGTTGGGGTTCCAGTGGGGCACACCGGCCCGCAGACAGGCACTCTTGACGAGATGCCAGTACGCCTGCACCGTGTAGTGTCCGGGCCCCTTGCCGTGCGCAATTCCTCGAGCGCGGCTCCAGAAGACCCAGGCAGTCGGCTGGCGCTCGAGGAGAGGACGAAGGATTGCCTGAGCCTCCTTGCCGATGAAAATGTCGCGTGGCTTGCCGCTCTCGTGGTGTTCAGTCTTGTAGTGGATGGGGCGGTAGAGCCAGGGGTCCTGCGTGCGGTCAATGTCCGCCGGGCGCATCACCACCACCTCACCGGGCCGGCAGCCGAGGAGGTAGTGCAGCTGCGCCATCAGGCGGGGTTTCTCGCGGAGCTGGGCCACGGCCGCTTCAAAGTGAGCCTTCGGCACCGGCTTCACCTTCTCGCGTTCGGGAGCTGGCGTCCTGCCCTTCTGAAGTGGCTCGACGGCTGAGACCTTCGCCAGCACGTCGGGCGGCACCAGGTCCTCGGCCACGCCCCAGCGGAAGACGCGACGCAAGCGAGCTGCCCGGTCGTTGATTGTGCCCCGACTGAGGCCCGCCTCGATGTACTGCTGCCGCACGGCTCGGAAGTCGGCGCCCTTGAAGTCGGCTACCTTCGTCCTGCCGTACAGGTTATTGAGAGGGGCCAGCAATACTCGGAAGGTTCCCACCTCCGACGTTTCCTGACCGTCCTTGACGTAGTGCTGCTTTGCGTGGGCGAGGAAGGCGACGATGAGCTTCGCCACGGTGGGGCCGCCGCGGTCGATCTTGCTGAGATCCACGCCGGCTGCGCCGAGGGCTCGCCACCTTCCCACCCACTCTCGGTAGTTCCGCTCGCATTCGTCGGAGCCGTAGTCGCCGAGGTAGATGGGTTTGTGAGTCCGGGGATTGGTGACGTAGCCCCGCCCGCTCGATTTGTGCAGGCAGAGTTTTGGAATCCGAAGCTTCGCACCCGTGCGTTTTGCCATGCGTCTGCTCCCGTGCTGGGACCACGCAGCAGGGTACAGCAGACAGCGCAGTTGTTCCTATTCCATTCGGCCAGTTGACAGAAAACGATTCCGGCAGGTAATGCCGCAACGACTTGCTGCTACAGCAGTTAAAAGAGGAAGGCCGCCAGCTGGGGGGAGCGAGAGGGAGACTTTTCACAAGGACGTGATCTGGCTGCACTTGCGCCGGAGGGTTTGTCAAGAAGCGGGTGAGAAAAGCGTTATGGATTTGCGGGGAATCAGTCGTTGACAGAAACGAATTCCGTACCGCGCTACGCACGAGGCGTCGGCGGTTTTCCACAAAAAGAGAGGCCAGCCGGTGTGCATACCAGCTGGCCCCTGATCCAAGTTGGTAAGCCAGGGTTCCGGAAATATCCGCAGCGTGTTTCTCAGGCAGTTGCGGACTTTCAATTACCCGGCGATCCAACGAATGGAGGTGTCAACTCCTGCATTCTACCCGTACCCACCGTCAACGGAAAGAGGCCAGCCGGTAAAGTTGGGAACCAACCGGCTGACCTCCGTTCTCTCCGCAAGTGTCTCAGGACTTCCCTCGTCTACTGCGACACAGGGGGTCAGTCTACCCGAGGGGTGGGGACGGTGGCAAACGTCGGTGTCAGAACGGGATTTCGTACTCCGGCGCCGGGGCCTCGATCGGTCGCGACAGTTCTTCCTCGGCAATCTCCTGCTGGAGTTGCCGCCACCGCTCGATACCCTCGGAATGGTAGCCAAATTCCAGCCAGGCGCTTTCGTCCTCGTCGAATTCGGCTTGGCACTTTGGGCACAGCCCTTTGTCGCGGTGAATGCAGGTCATGGGGTCGGACATTGCTGGAGCCCTCATCGCCTCTCATAGTGGTAGTGGTCCCCTGTGTAGCGCGGATACTGAACGCAGCCCCATCCGTGCTGTGTCAGCCACTCCTGGCACTCGGCCAATTCCTTGCTGCTGAACACAGCATCATAGGGCGAACTGCCAAGGCACACCTGATAATTCAGGGTGGCATCCTTGCCAGGTCGGCCGCTCTCGCGAATGATAAGCTGCCGTTCCTGGGCGATGTTCGCTGTGTACAGATGACTTAGATCGCTCATCGTCCTGTCTCCTGTAGGGGTTTCGCCGCACGCTGCGGCTCGTCAGTGGCTTTGGTGTGCCTTGACGCGACATAACGTCGAGCAGTATTTCTTGCTAACCCGACTGCGCTGAAACGTGTTGCCGCAGTGCGGACACCTGGCCGTACCGCGATCAACCCTGGATCGCCACTTGGGGTCGGTCGCATTACGAGCACGGATCTGTTGCGAATTGACCTCTCGCATCAGGCACCCGCACGACTCTGCCCACCCTTCCCTGAGCGACTGGCCGTTGACCGACAACTCCGTGCCGCAGTCGCAGCGGCAGGCCCACATGGGATACGGATTGGCCGTCTCCGTGTCCCGTCGCAGAACACGGAGACGGCCAAAGCGATGACCTGTGAGATCGATGAACGCACCCATCGTCGTCTCTCCGTTGGGTCCTGTAGTTCGTCAGAGGGGTTAATCGCGTGTGATCTGGGCAATCGCGTGCTGCCCAGCGTCTCCGAGACCAGCCTGGCCTGCGTCCTCTTCCGATGCCCACACCAGAATGCGGCCCGCGTCGTCGATCTCACGGTCGCTCGGCACACTGCTTGTATCGCCGTTGTCGCAGTAGACCGCCTGGCCGCCGAAGACCTCCATCGCCTCGTCCAGCGTCTCAACCGTCTGCGTTCGTCCGTCGCTCCACTTGATCTGGTACATCGTCGTCTCTCCGTTGGGTCCTGTGTTTCCTTCTCTACCTACATACTAGCATACACTGTATACGGTGTCAACAGTAGGTACAGGATTATTTCCCTTTTTCTTTGATGGCCTTGCGGAGCAGGTCGCGAGCGAATTCGGCCATGCTCTTGCCGGCCTGGGCAGCGACGACTCGCAACTGCTGGTGCTCGTCAGGCTCCAGGTCCACGCGGACAGGAATACGAACAGGCGGGGTCTTCTTTTGCGGCATGGCGTATCCTCTGTGTACACGGGCGACTGTGTATACAGAGTATGCTGGCTGGCTGGAAGTGTCAAGAGGGAGGGGTGCGACCAACGAGGGTGTCGAGGCTCAGGCCCAGTACGTCGGCGATGGCGGTCAGGACGTTGATGCCCGGGGTGCGGAGATCACGCTCAATCATGCTGACGCAACTCTTGCTCAGACCTGCTCGGCGCTCCAGTTGTTTGCGGGAGATGTTGGCCTTTTTCCGTGCTGCCTGGATATGCTCGCCCAGACTGCTAGGGGGGTGTGAAGTGTGAACTTTTTCAGCCAACCCGCTTTTCTCCGTTCCGACCGGAACCAGGGTGTGATTCCGTCGCATCTCCCATGTGAGATGTTCTGATTCATTTGTAACGGCGTCAGCCTCAGTGAAAAGTGATTGCCCTTGCCGGGCGCGTTCCGCCAAAACACTTAACTTGTCTTTGCTGCCTGGTATTTTAGAAGTGGCGGGAGCCGCTCGCCTCGGTGCGGTGGTATCGCGGTCGAGGGCCACAACGCGGCGCTTTATGGGGTGCTTTTTCGCTTTCACGGGCTGTCTCTCAATTATGGTCCGCTCAACGGGCCGCTGCCTTGCAGGTATGCCTTGGTGTCGGCACAATCACAGGAACATCATAGCCACGACGAAAATACCAGAGGGGGACGACGGGCGGCAAGACGCCTTCGTAATACGATTGCCAGCCGATCAGGCGGCACAACTCCAGCAATCGCTGTCGTTTTCCCAGGTCGGTGTGATACTTCTCGAAACCGGCCCATCTGTCATAGCCAACGTGGATGCCCTCCAGAATCACCCACGGCTCGGCACAGCGTCGGGATTCGGTGAGCCAGATTTTCAGATCGGCCCTGTTGGCTGGTTCGGTGTCGATGCGGAGTTGTAACCAGGATTGATGAGCCGCAGAGAATTGTAACTCGTGTCGTACCAGCCAGAGGGGAGGAAAGCGGGCGAGATCAGACAGTGGCGGCAGGTCGGGAACCGCCCAGCAGAGACACCAGGCAGCGAGGCAGGTATGCACGGCTCACCTCTCAGTACGCCATCGAGACCTTCTTTTTCTTCACCGGCAACTCGGCAAGCAGCCGTTGCAGGTGCGCTGCCACAGCCTTCGGGTCGTCGGCTGTTTCGATGGCCTCGAATAGAATCTCCGCAAGATCGCGGGGCGAGGACACTTTCGAGATGGACTCCAGGAGGTCGCGGGCTCCAGCGTGCTGTTCTACGATGGCTATCCGTTTGCTGTTAATTGGGCGCCGAGGCCACTTGATCGTGTCTCCAATCAGTTGAAACGTCTGTCTCTGGCTGAGTTTCTCCTCGCGTACCCGTCGAAATACATCCTGTGCCGTGCCGTCGTACTCCGGTTTAATGCGCCAGGACTCGGTTGCGGAGAGAGGGGTGCTTTCGCCTTTCTTGTTCAGTTTCACCCGCTCGACGAAGGCCGCCAGGTAATGCAAATGGGTCCACCCCATAGCGCCAAAACCGTCCTGACCAAGCAAGTCGGCGGTCATCGCTATTCGGATCATCGCCATTACTTTTACCGTTGGGATGCCGAGTTGTGCCGCGCACTTCTTGATGGCCACTTCCCGCGTAAAACCCGCTTTGAGTCGCTGTCGTTTTTTAACCCCATCTCCACAACGAAGTTGCTCCACAATAAACTCGTGCAGCAGCCGCCCTACCTGCAACAGCGAGTCGCGGTAGTTCCGCTCGGCGCTTCGCCAGATGGCTTCGGCCTGCGTCAGCAGATCATCCGGTTCGGCCATGCACACTCACCTGTCCTTCCGTCCCAACCACCAGGCCACCACGCACGATGAAAGCAGGGCGAAGAAGACCAGCGCAAAGTAAACGTCCAGTGCGTCCTGGTCGAGAGTGAACATGGGTTACGCTCGCTTCTTCGCCAGATTAGGGATCAGACCCGCCCCCAGCACGAACATGGGCTTGTCGTTGTCCTGCGACCCCGGCCTCACCTTTGCCACAAGCCCAGCCGTTTCCTTGTCGTCCCGTCGCTTCCGCTCGGCTGTGACCACCTCGGCGGCGCGCGTTGTGATACGGGTTATGTCCAGGTCAGACAGCCGCTTATCGACACATTCATTACTGATGAAAACGCGCCCTTCGGAGACCGTGTGTTCCGGCCAGACCTGCGCCCCACCAGCCAGGACGCTTACGCCGTCACTGATCGTCTCACCGTCCAGTTCTTGCAGGATGGCCGCGGCCAGCGGGGAAGGAGGCGGCAGGGGTTCCGGCGGCTTCGGCGGAGTCACGAGCAACCGATGGGCGAATCGTCCCGTGGCCTTTGCGCCTCGCCAGGTTGCCTTGCTGCCCCGCCAGCTGTACTTGAGGGTCAAGCCGGCAGCGGCGACCAGCCAGACCGCATGAACCGCCACTATTACCCTTGGATCGCTCAGGACGTTGTTCAGGCTGTCCCACAGTTCATTCATCGCGATTCCCTCCGGGCGAAGACGTGAGGCAGAAGGTGGGCGGCCCGGGGTTGGGTGGAAGCGGTCACCTCCCCGGAACCGCCCAACGGGATCAGGTTTGACGCGGGCGCGACAAGGGATCACCCCCTTTCAGCGGCCGTGATGCGATCCTCGCACACCGAGGCGAAGGTCAAGCGACGGGCGTTGCACAAACCTTTGCCGAATGGTGAGGTCAGCCGTCAGGTGTTGCTGAAAGAACGACAGCCGCTGTTGCTGGACGTAGGTTTGCAGTTGTAGTTGCGGCTGAACGTAGGTCTGCGTCTGCAACAGCAACTGCTGCTGCTGGACGTACACCGGCTGCTGGAGCAGCAGCACCCGTTGCGGCTGAACGTAGGCCCGCACCTGTACCTCGGGCTGCACGAGGGTCTGTGTGGAGCAACTCGTCTGCAACTGCTGGCTGTACGCCTGCGTCAGAGCTGCGCCCGTGATCGGGCAAGCCGAGGCCATCGACACTCCGATGAGGACGATGGCAATGGCGATCACGATACCGATGAGTCGAAACATGGGATTTCCTCCTCTTGGTGTTTGGGGCGAATCACTTCACGCCGTCGGCCCACTGCTGGATCAACGCAATTTCCGAGTCAGTGAGTTTGCTGTCCTTCGGCATCTTGCGCACGGCAGTCTGAGTCGCTATCTTGCGAACCTGCCGTTCGGTGAGTTGAGTTAACTTGCCGTCCTCGATCAGCTTGAAACCGCCGCCCTTCTCCGTCGCTGCCTTGGCCTCGTGGCAGCTGCCGCAGTAGGTACCGAACACCGCTCCCACGTCGTTGAGACCCGAGCGTACCGGCTGAGGATTGAACGGGTCCGCTGGAGGCATTTTTGCAGGCGGCGGCGTGCTCAGTTGTTGCCGGAGTTGTTCCAGTTGCAACTTGAGTGCCTTGATTTCCTCGGTGCAGGATGGCATTGCCTGTGCCGCAGGAGCCGTCACATTCGCGGCAGGCGCCGCCGTGGCTGGTGCCAGATACCCCGCCGTGTAGGTGGGCACGAGCACCGCTAGCGGCTGGTACACCGCCACGGGCACGGTGATCGTCTTGACGTAAGGGGCGACGTAGGACGAGTAGCTCGGGCTGTAGTAGTTGCCGTAGCCGTAGGAAAACGAACTGTAGGTCGTGGGGCAGGCTGCGACAGGCACCACCAGTGCCATCAGGCCAGCCACTGCCAGGAACGCGATCGTTGCTTGCTTCATGGGTTCACCTTCTTTTTGCCAGTAAGGCCGGAATGTCCAGGCGAGCGCTAATGCACATGGCGATACCGTTAGCATCTCGCAGGTAGCATTCAGAGCACAGGATTGTTTCTGCCCAGCCGTAATCCGCCACAACGGAGTACAGTCGAGTTTTGTTTTCAGGCGGCGTCGTGTCTCTCACCTCCACTTTTCGTGGGTGTGTGCCATTTAGCAAGAACAGATCCGTTTCAACTTCAACCGTTGCTTGTTTCATGGGTTCACCTCTTTGATCTGTGTCGATTCAAGTTGTTGCCGAAGGCTGTTGTTCTCTGCCTGCAACTCCTTGATCATCTTGAGCAGCGATGCTATCGCCATGAATCCCGCGCATGACGAAGCGAGCGCCGCAAAAACAAGGATCATTGCTGCTCGTTCCATGCCAGGTTCCATGTCGAGTTCCTCTCTTTGGCTGCTTGCTTCATGGTTGCACCGCCAGTCCTCTCATGTTGGTTTGGGCGAGGCTGTAGACCTCCTCCCAGTGAACTCTTTGAATCGTTCCCGGGGGTGTCTTCGTGAAGACAGCCAACACCGGGTCTAACTGTCCCGTCGTCGTCAGAATTCCTTTGAGCGACTGCATCAGTTTCTCGGGTGGACAACCCAGCTCGAACGCGGCCACTTCCAGCGTAACAGATTGCTCCGCGTACCTGTTCCACGCCTCGCCGTAAGCCACTGACAGCTTGCCGGCCTCCAGGCCGCTCGCTTGCCTGATCGCATCCCGGAACGCTGCCCGATCCTGTGCCAAGGCTCCGTCAAGGTTACTGAGATACTGCCTCCTCAGTTCCTTCAGCACGTCGTAATCAGGCGACTGAATCACGAGCCCGTTGGTGTACGTTCGACGCGCCCAATCGTTGATTGGTTGCAAAACGTCCCCCCCATGACAACGAATGCAAGCCAGTGACACATGAATGCGTGCGTCTCTGCCAACACGCCCGGCGGAATCGTCGCCCCCGATGAAGTCTGGGGCGCTGTCCTGACGTACGCCCTTGTCGTCGCTGAGGAAGTAGACAGGCAATCCATTCCTTCCGACTGCATAGATCTCCTCCGCGTCGTGCTGAAAATCACCTCGCTTGAGGTTCCGTATCGCGTTGCCCTTGTCGGCCTCGTCCTTCACGTCGAGCGTGATCCAGATGCGCCCCGTGAGAGCCCGAAACGCCACAATCTGCCGATTCTGCTGGCTGACACCGCTTCTGTCGAGAGCCGCCCGAATCTCCTGCTGAATCTCGATCGAGTCCTTCTCGCTGAACTTTATCAGTTTGAAGAGGTCGCCCCGATCCTTGAGTTTCAACCAATCGTAGTAACCCACGCCTGTTTGCTTGTTGCGAAGGCTCAGTTGCCGGGCGGTCTGCACGAAGAACCAATCTGCACGCACGATGGGAGCGGCTGAGCCCGTTCGCTCGATGAGTTCCTTGATTTCCTTCGTCGGCAACCACGGCGATGCCGCCCCTTGCTTCTTGATCTTCTTGCCGGTCCTGCGTTTCTCGCTGGTTTTCCACTCTGCACCTGCCGTGCCTTTTGGAACAACTTGCCCTCTCAGCCAGTAGTTGCCGTAGTCCTCGTACTCGTCCTCCTCGACTGCCGGCACATGGAAGTACGGATCGATGACTGCCAGTTTTTCCCACGTCGCCGAATCGAGGTTGTAGTCCCGAATGTCGATGGCGGTCAGGTCCGCTGCTGCCTGCCGGGGCGTCACCAGTTCCGCCTCGCGGCTGATCGAGTTCACCTGGTACGCCTGCACCCCGAGAAACTCCCTTCGGTGCTTCTCCTCAATCGCGTACAGGCTCAGGTAGCGTGCGTACTTCGCTGCGTCCGGGGCCAGCCTCTGAGCGTCCGCCAGCGCGGCGACAACAGCCGCGGCGGGGTCGGCCTGCGCCACCGAACCCAGACACAGAAACGCCAGAAGCGTTGCCGCACGCAACCTCACTTGCTCCACCTGTTGTCAATGCCCGGCTCGACAGCAGGGCAGGTGGAGCCAGACCCCACCGCCGGCCGGGCGTTTGCCCGGAGATCACTTCAACGGCTGGGCGCTGGATGGCACGTTCGTCGCCGCCGACACAGCCATCGTCAACGCCTGCGGCATTTGCGGTGCCGGGTGATTGGCACGCTGGGCAGATTCGGCTTCGGCCTTCGCGTCTTCCAGGGCCGCGATGAGGTTCCCGAAGGGGTTCGTTTCCCCGGTGGTGCCGGTGGTGCCCTGCATCGCCTTGAAGGCGTCGAAGATCATCTGCAAAATCTTGAGCCACTGTGCCCAGTTGGCAAAGGACAGATTCTGATGGGGGTCGGGTTGCATGGATTGCCTTCCTTTCACTTGCGCCGGGTTTTCGGGCGTCCTGGCGCGGCCTCGGTTTCCTCGAACACATTGCTGACGAGTTGCCCGGCGGGCGTCACCTTGTAGCCGGGTATCAGGATCTTCTGAGCGCCGTAAATCTGAATGATGACGGGATTCCCCGGAGTCGGCGTCGGCGAGGGCGTCGGCGTCCCGCCCCCGGAGTCTGGTCCGTATAGTCCCTGGATTCGCTGAATGTCGCGGGGCTGGGGCGTTATTACGTTGGGGTCATAGATAGCCCGCATGAGCCCCTCGGGGTCGTGCTGGAGCCCCAGCGCGTGCCCGATTTCATGCCTCATCACAGCGAGGGCGCGAATCAGGGTATCCCAGCCTTCAGCGCTGTCGTACTTCTGCGTTAGCTGGCGATTGGGAACGACGGGAAGTTCTGACCACGCCAGGATGTTCGACGGCCCGTCGATCTCCCCGCTGGTGAGGACAATGTCCGCGCCGCTGGTGTTCTGGCTGAACCGAAAGCGGAGGGGTGTTACACCCGCCCCCCACACATCGAACCCAGACTGAATCGCCTGTCGTGTGAAGGGCGCCGGCAACTGACCAGAGACCGCCCAGACAATGTCGGTTTTTAGCCAGCGTGGGTCCTGAGACGCTCCCTCAATTTCAGGGAGGAAGTCATGGACGGCGCAGAAGCGTGGCGCCGACAGGTACTCGATCGCCTCGTGGGTGAGATGACGGCTCCGGTCCAAACCCAGCCAGTCGTTCAGGCTTGCGACCGCCTGAACGAAGGTGTCTCCCGGCTGCATCCAGCCGGTCTGCGTCAGGAGACCTTCGGCCATCGATAACAGGCTCATTTGCTCCACCTTTCAATCGAGTTCCCTGACGGTATCCTCCGGGCGCCGCACGCTGTCCAGATGCTCAGCGCAGGTGTGCGTGTAATCGTCCACGCCGTTCGTGCCGACCCAGTAGCGCGACCGCTTCGGACAGCGGTTGCCGTCTGCATCCAGAACACAACAGCGCTGTTGCTCGTCAGGGGCTGTGATGAGGTCCATGTGCTCCACCTTTCAGAGAGGGCGCTGCCCGGGTGTGGCATCCCACCCAGGCAGCGGACGGGAAGCGGATCGCTCATCCCCTGATAGTGGGGGTGCCAAACTCGACCGTAAGTCCGGTCACGGGGCCGGCCTTGGAGACGGCGGGAACCGTAATGTCGTAGGGTCCGACCGAGCCGTCGTTCCAGGTCGCGACCTCCAGCAGGTCCGCCTTGCCCGGCTTCAGTCCGTGACAGGCCACCGCCATGCCGACGGGAGGATCGACGGAAACGATGGTAGGGTCGCTGCTGCTCGCGGTCAGGGTGGCGACGTCGGAAATGTCCACATGGTTGCCCTTGTCATCGACGCCCAGGATGACGAACGAGCCGTCCTGATTCACGCCCAGGACGTAATCCGGGATCGCGTCGCCCAGCGCGGCCTTCTTCAGTTGCGTGAGTGCCCCCGCTTTCAGGGCCACTTTCTTGATCGTTGCCATGTACAGACTCCTTTGAGAAAACGTGTCAGTGAACGTTACGGGCGATCCGTGGGCGGATTGGGCTCGACACCGAGGCCCACAACGGGCGGCTCGGGTGGTTCCGGGGGCGGAGTCAGGAGGGTGACGAGTTGTGAGAGAAGTTCTGTTTGTGCCTGCATCTCCAGCCGCATCGATTCCACGGCGAGCTTGAGAAAACACAGTTCGTCTCGACTGGCCTCGGTCGCCTTGCGGATCTTGCGGAGATCGTTGAAGAGGCACATGCGTTCCGCCTTTACCACATGGTCATGAGGATCTTGATCGCCACGATGACGACGAAGGCGATGACCAGAACCCAGATCACCTGCATGAACCACGGCGGTATCGCGATGCCAAACTGACGCAGTGCGATGTACACCAACGCGATGAGTGCGGCGATAATCACAACCGCAATCGCGATCTGACCGAGCGACTAGGTTTGCAGGGGCATCTGAGCCAGCAGGGAAATCATGGGGTCACCTTCTTCTCGGACGCATCGACGACGGACGTGGAAGCATCTCTAGGCGTCCTTGGCGTCCTTGGCGTCCACCTTCGCTTGCTTCGCCTCGTGATCGTGGAATAATTTTTCGGCCAGTTTCGCTGCCGCAAGGTTTTCCTTCGTGGGTTCCTTGTCCGCCTTCCAGCGACTCAGTTCTGCTCCCAGCCGCAACTGAACACCGTACTGGCTGTTGACAAGGTCGTGAGTTTTTTCCCCGGTCTTCTGCGTCTCGATGGCAACCACCGCCAGGTCGTTGAGTTGTGTGTTGGTCGCGGCCGTGGTATTGACCAGCACTTTCTTGACCTTTCTGGCCTTGCTGGCGGCTCTCTCTGTAGCCAGCTGGGCATTGACGGCCGCCTTGTGAGCCTGTGCCGCCACGCGAGCTGATTCAACCCGAGCAGCCTCTGCGGCCAGTTCTGCTTTCTTTTCCTTCACGGCTGCGTCGATGCGATCCCAGCGCCGATTGACGAGGGCCACAACCCCCATGCCGAGGACAACGATAAGCGTGATGGTGTTCTCGCTCATGACTGTCTAGCCTAACCCAGAACGGTTTTTCAGTTCAAATGGGTCCGGGGAATTCCACCTGCCCACCCACGTTGACCACGCCCGACGTGTACCGGCATTCAGCATTCGGAGTGTTGTCCCAGAAGTCGTGCTCATAGGGGCGAGCTTCGAGCGCCAGCGTGTTCGTATGGGTCAGCGTGACCTGCACCGTGCTGGAAGTATTGGTGGTGTTCGTGACGACTACACCCCCATTGGCGATGGTCTTCGTGAGGATGGGATTTACTGCGGCCTCGTTCTCTGGCCCCAAATACCAGCCGAGTGTTTTCCCGCTCAGGTTCTCGGGAATCGTGTAGGTGATTATCACGCGCTCACCGCGTGCAAAGGTGATGGGATCTGCTACGGTAGACACGGTACGACTCCCGGTGAGACTGAAAGAGGTATCCCGGCTTCCTGCAAGAGCAAACGAGGTGTCCCGACTGCCAGTCAGAGAGATTCTGCGCCCGCCACTGGCCGCCGGCGCGGTCTCAAACCCAGGCCAGACGGAACGCGGCCAGAATTCGCTGGGGTAGGAAAGCGTCGGCCACATTGTTAGCTCGCGTCGAGGACCATTGCGAGGCGGCCCGTGGCATCCACCGTGGCAACGATCCGGTCAGTGGTGTCGTTGACGTCGCGTACCGTTATCGTTGCCGTTCCGACTCCACTGAGTTTGCCGCCGTCTGCGCTGAGCAGAATCCGCAACGCTTCCCTCAGCGTGAAATCCGTCTCGATGCCATTGGCGAGGTCGAGCAGAGCAGCGGCCACCGCATTGCGCTCCCCGCTGGTGAGTGTCATCGCCGCCCCGGTGATGGCGAGCCCCGCCTGTATCTTCGTCACCGCGGCAGCGCTGACGGCAGTAGCGGAGAGGGCGTCTGCGGCGAACGTGGCCGCATCAATGGCGCCGTCCGCGATGACCGCCGCGTTGATGGCCCCAGCGGCAAAGGTGGCGGCGTCAATGGCCCCGTTGGCAATCGCCGTAGCGTCGATGGCTGAGGCCGCGAAGGAGGCTGCCGTGATGCCTCCAGATGCCACGCTGCCGACGCTTCCCACGACGTTACCGGACACGCTGGCGGCAATGGGCGTGGCCGCCGTAGCGGCTGTCGTGACAGAACTCTTCATTGTTGCTGTCAGATCGCCGTTCGTTGGGGCGTTGGTGAGATTCACGGCCGTCGTCGTCGTCGTGGTCAGCGTGCAGGCGTCGGCGAGAATGACACCATCCACCTTCCCAGACGTGGTCAGGATCTCCCCCTGCCCGGTGCCGTCCTTGACGGTCACCTTCGGGTAGCCTGCCGTGTCGGGCGAGCCCAGCGCTGTTCCCAGCCAGTGGGACGGGTCCACCTTGGGGACACCGGCGGCAGACTCTGCCGGCACGAGTCGGAATGTCATCACCGTTAGTTTGGCGGTGATCGAGGAGACAATGGCAGTCACCACGACGTTGTACCACTTGCCGACCTCGAAACCGTTCGCGATTGAACAGGCATAGGTGCCGCGATAATCCCCCGTCTTGCTGGTGCGCTTGGTCATCGCAACGGCTGAGAGAATCGGTGTATCCGTGGCCTCCTCGAAAACGTCAAATTCGGGTGGACTGTCCGCGTCCGAGACCGCACCAGTGGCCGCGATATGAGTCGTCACGTCGAAGTGCGGGACAGCATCGAGGGGTATTTCGCCGGAGTACATGGCCGAGAAGTCCTCTCAGAAGATGGACGTCAGACCGTTGAGCCAGGCTTCCACGTCACCTCGTTCGGTTATGTCGAGGCCGCGGTTGTAACCGATGAAGGCGAAAACGTCCTCCGCACAGTAGTAACCAGCGGAGGAATTCCAGGCGCCAAGGCAAACACTGTTGCCGACCGTGAAGGACGTGCCGCAGTCGCCGAGAGTCTCCACGCCGTTAACACGCGCTACACTATCTGCGCCGCCATAGACGGAAGTGATGATATTCCAGACGGTCGGATCGATGTTAAAGTAGATATTGCCGCCCGCGTACTGGAGGCACGAGTCGCTCGCCCAGTTGTACAGAAACGCATTCCCAGGAGTGCCGCCGTAGGGTATGTCAAAGGAGGTCGACGCCTTCTTCATTACAATAATGACCGTGGCCGGTCTCATGTCCAGCGAGAAGGCTGATTGTAAAATGTCGTCTGCCCCATCGCAGCGCGCACAGGGCAGAGAGTTAGGCCCGCCCGTGGCACGATAGGTGGGGCGCGCACTATCCGCAGCCGTGAAATCGCCCCCGGCGTAGTGGTCGCTCCATGTGCTAATTGGATCGCTTGTCGAGAGACCCCCGAGGTCCGTGGCGAGCAACTCGAAGACAAGCCCTGATGTGACAGGGTTGCCACCACCGCCGCCACTAGCGCCGGTGCCACCGAACAGGCCAGAGGTAAAAATTCGGGGGCTGAATACACTGCTATTCATGCCGGGGAGCGTAGCACGAAACTGACGTCGGCTTCAAACGCGCCTATCTTGGCAGCACAGCAAGATTGTCTGTACGCACCAGCCAGCGCCCACCTCGCCACGCCTCTACGACCGGCTCCACCTCTGGATCAATCGGGGAACCGTAGTCGTGAAAGGCCAGCCAGCCATGAGACCTGACCAGCGGCAAGATCATCTCCAGATCCCGTCGCACGCTCTCAGCATCGTGAGAGGAGTCGAGGAAACAGCCGTCGAAGGTGTACCCTTCGCGCAGCAGCTGCGGCAGAACCACCTGATTCAGGCCGACACGAATTTCTACCTTGTGACGAAATCCATAGCGATTCAAATTGGTCTTGAAGGCGTCCAGTGTCTTTACAGTGCCCGGCGTGCCCGTGGACTCGAAGCTATCCACGCTGACGATCTTCTTCGCTTCCTGAGCAAGACAGAGCGTGGAAAGACCCTCATAGCTGCCGACTTCCAGAACCTCACAGCCACGACCGAGGTAAGCCAGGGCGGTTGCCTCAGCGCACGAGAGCCAGCCGTGGACGTCGGTTATCGAGAATTGTTTCATGTCTCGGGATCTCCTACATAATCCCCACACATCGCATAGCACTTTGCTGGGATACAGGTGCCGTGCAGCGGGCAGGCGTAGGTCCACTTGCGGACGCAGTTGCAGCGCAGACGTTTTACCACCTTTCCCAGGTGGATGCACGGCAGGGTTTGCTTTGCCGGTGCCGCGGACGGGATTGCTGACCTTGCGGCGGCGCCGGGCTTTTTGTCCCGAACGGTGCAGGTGGAACAGAGGACCGCAGACGTTCCCCTCTTGCCGTTCTGTCCCCGTGGATGGATGCACCGCCAGCGGCCGGGGGCAATTTCTTCCTTCCGGTGCTCGCAGGGGGTTAGGGGTAATTCCACGCGACTCACGATTACATCCCCAGCGCGTACTTACCGCTGAGATAGCAGAGGGTCTGGATTTTTTCTCCCTCACCCAGAACGCGATCGTAGGCGAGCAAGGCGGCCAGGTCGCCAGCGAGAAAATCCTTGAATACTCCCGGACTGCCAAAGAGAGGAGTGGCGCCGATGGACGCATCCGTCAACCCCCAGCCGATGGTGATGCCCACACCGATGTTCCCATCCGTGCAAGGGTCTGTCGGCCGTCCCCGGTAATACGAAGGAACCGGGGAAGTCCCATCGTAGGAAAATCCGGTTGCGTACCAGGTACTCGTTGAGCGAGTGAGCGCAGACGGGCCTACTAGGTCCTGATTCTGCGCCAAAGCCGCCATCGTGCGCAGCTCGCTGGAGACATTCGTGAACAGGGAGTAACTCAACCCGTTTCGGTTCGACCCGAGGAGGGCTGAACTGGCAATATCGGTATGCGACGAGGGCGGCGGCGCCACGGCACAATTCCAGACAACGAACATTGTGGCTGGCGGAATGGGCCAGCTGTTCGCCATGTTCAGCCACTGATCGGTTCCGTTGAACCGCATCACAGGCAAGCCGTTCAGGATGCCCGTCTTGTAGATTGGACGGTTGCTGCCCGTTTGTGTGCCGTCGTCTCCGGCAGAGGATTGGTCGGTTGCCAGGTCGATCGGGTCGCCGTCGGAGAGCCCCACGATGCTCAAATCAGCCTCGATCCAGCAGACGAGACCCGTACTCGGCGGTAAGGCTGGAGCGGAAGCACACGGCGCGCACACCGGAACCGGACAGCAAGGACAATCACTCAGGATATAGGTCGTTGCCATTTTTTTGTGCCGTTCGGGGCTACGCAGGCCCAGCCGTATCCTCCAGGATGCCCAGGCTATCCACGAAGAGGTCAATCTCCGTCACGAACAGGTCGCCGTTGGCCGAATCACACTCGACGGTATCGATCAACGTGACGGTGTCCGGTCCTGCTAACGTATCGCCGTCGATTTCTGTGACGCGACCGCAGGCGTAGGTGAGGGTGGTGTAGTCTGCCCCATCGCAGGTGATGCTGGTGGGGAGAATCAAATCTCCCGAGAAGAGATCACTGCCAACCGAGTCGAGCAGATAGCCGCCGAGGAAGGACATGCCCAGCGTGTCCGCCTCGGGCCCCAGAACGCTGTCGTCGCAGTTGAAGCTGGACAGGACGACAATGTCTTCCGTGATACCGCAGTCGTCCGAGACGATTGCCACGGCAGCGCCCGTGGAGTCGTGATAGACGAGTCGCAGGGGGTCCACTTTGCAGCTGCACGGGTACACGTCGGAGTTCGTTCCGCTGAAGCTATAGACGGTGTCGCAGCCACTCGGGGCTCCGCTGATGGTGATACTCAACTCACCATCGCAGACGGCCCCACCGCCACAATCCCAGGCCACCGCAAAGGCGAGAGAGTCATTGCCACAGGCCCCCGTGAGGGTGTCACTGACCAGCCAGTTCCCTGAAACCGTATCTCGCGTCAGCGTGTCGCTGAACTCAAAGTGCGTGCCACAGCTCGAATCACAGCCTTCCGGCACCGGCAACCGCACCGAGAAGCACAGGGTATCGCCTACTTCAGAGCAGCCGAAGTCGCAATCGCATTCGGGTACGGGGTCGCACCACTTGGCCCGCTGCCAGCCGCCGGGAATCAGCATCGAGACGAGGTTATTGACAAACCACGGCGGCGTCAGAATCGTTTGCTCCGGGGACAGTTGCCAGGCTAGACGAGTCCCCCCGTCCGCTTTCGAGACAACGGTGGAGCGATCCCAGGTTGGCCCTGAGTTCCTGAACGCTTCCAGTCGAACCACCGTGTTGACGACGGGGGATGTGAAGGGTATCGGGGCGTGTGTGTGAGTACCCCGGAAGACCTGATCGAGCGTCTCGGTATAGCCGATCTCAAGGACCGAGCCCGGTACGCTGGCGGCCCCTGTGACGTTGTAGAGCCTGGCATCGAGGGTGCCGATAGTTCCCGCTGAGATGAGTCCCTCGCCGATGACCTGAGCCGACAGAAGGTAGTCCGCCGCGGCTGGGAGCGTCACCGAGAGCCCCGTATCCTCCCAGGTGTCATCGGCGACAATGTCGTAATTTGTGTCGAGGGTGTCACTGCCCGCTGGGGTGAGTCTGTCCACCTCGACCGGGCAGACACTCGCTACGAGGGTCGTTTCGAGGCCGGCAGGCGTGGCCGTCGTGCAGGGCAGACCGTGGCCGGACTCAGGGAATACCACCCATTCCGTGCCGTTCCATCCCACCAGGACCGTTTGCCCCGTGTCGGGATTGATGACGAGCCGCAGTTCGCCGAGGATGCCGGTATCGCAGGGCAGAAAAACCGCTACAGATCCTGGGCCGCCAGAACCTCCGGTTACAGAGCCGTCGCCGTTGCCGGTGCCAGGGGAAGCCGTGGCGTGAGGGTAGGTGAACTCCCAATGGTCTCCCCCATCAGCCAATCTTAGCCAAGCAATGGCCCCAATAGGGACGGACTGGTTGAAGTTGACCTCTTCGGCATACAACCCCTTGTCAGCTGTCGCCACGATGCCATCGAGCTTGTAGTCCAGCTCGGTGTTCGGCGGGCGCAGGTAACTGTCCTGCATCTCCGCGAAAGTGTAATTCGGCCTCCCCGGATACTTGCCGGTGATTTTCGCCCAGAATCCGTTACTCTCCGGCCCCTGGAGCATGATGCCGGATTCACTGACCGCGGCAAGCATGTCCGTGGCGGTGACGTTGTCGGCTCGCCAGGCAACCTCCCACAGGCGACGCATCACTTCGAGGAGACGCGGCTGTCCGTGGTGAAAATCAGGAAAATTCGGAACCGGGTTGCTCATACAGCGTCGGGTCTGAACAGGTTGCGGAATGGGGTTGCCCTGTACGTCCGCGTACTGGTCAGGGCTCCGTCCGATGTGACGAGAACAAACTGCAACTGTCCGTCCGGCGGTTTACGCAGGATGTAGTTCCAGCCTCTGGCGACGTTGTTGACCGAATCCCAGCGGGGAAGGAACTTCATGCGATATTGCAAGTCGTACTCTCGGCCGCCGAAGGGAGAATAGATCGGCTTCGGGTCGGGGGCCTCAACCAGCAGCGTCTGCGGCGCGAACCCGTCAAAGGTGTCCGCATTCACCGTGCCCATCTGCGACATGATCGCCTTGATGGGCACCCCGGCCTCTGGCACCCGATGCCAGGTGTAAACAATGTCCATCGACGGCTCGACGTAGGGGATGCCCTCCGCAATCGGTATCTTCAGCGTGCCGATGGGCGAAGCGACGAACATCATTCCTTTGTTGAGCGACAGCATGCGCCCGGAGGGTTTCGCGACGCGCGTAACATAGCGGTAAGCGCTGGACTTCGGCGTCCCTGCACTCAGAGCAAACCCCTCATCCGGCAGCAGGAAGAAAAAACCATCCGTGGCGTCGGTGTTCAACACCGAGTTATCGTCGCCGACGTGATAGGTGAACGTCGTGTAGACAATCGTGAGGAGGGCTTGCTCATACGTCGTCACGTCCAGCAGGTCTTTCCCCGGCTTTCCGATCCCCTCGACCGACGTGATCCGGGTTGCGTACATGCCCGGTGGAGCTGCGGGATAAGGATGAGGTAGCAATCCACCGCTGGCCTCAACCGTGGGTACGATTAGGGGCGACGAACGCGAGATGTAGGGTTGACCGGAGACGGACGAGGTAACGAGGGCAGCTTTGCCCAGGAAGGCTGGGAAGGCGGCCCAGCGGTCTTCCCAGGCCACGAGGATCTTGCGCGTGACCTGTCCCTTGTCTGTGTCGATAGCTTCGCTGGGGCTCCCAGGTGGGTGTTCCCAGTAGTCGATACCGTTCCAGGTCGCCGGCATTCGTTCCCCCTTCCGGCCTGCGAAGGTAACGAATTTCGTTGCTCGGGTTCAAACGGCGCGCCACAATCGGAGGTTCGCCCCAACCAAAGGAGGCACCGTGTTCCCGTTTGCGCTTGGTTTTCTGGCTCCCCGAGACGTGGCGGTGTTGCTCGTCGTCTGCGGAGTGCCGGTCTTCGTCTGTCTGCTGATTGTCACTATCGTACTGCTGGTTCGTCGCTCGAATCGCCACAGCCTCGACGATCCCGACGACGAGCCGTGATCTCAGAACCCCATGTTCTCCATCATCCTGCCGATGTTCTCCAGGCGGTCGCGAACCTGAGCCACGGTAGTTACCGTCTCCTTCTGCTGCTCCAGGGTTGCTTCCATCTGCTGGCGCAGGACTTCCGCCTGAGCGTCTCCGACGTTCAGGGCGGCCAGTTGCTGCGCCTCGCTGTACTGAGCGAAGCCCATGTAGCGTGACTGCATGGGCATTTCCAGATTCTGTTTGAAGGGGTCGCCGGCCTTATCCTTGACCCCTTGCAGGTTGGCTAATCCCTGCTCAGCGGACATGATCTGCACGTCGCGCAGGGAGATGGTTTGCCCGATGCGAACCTTGGCGGCGATCTGCTTCAGGATGGCGTCGCTCAGGTCTTGCCCGCCGCGGGTTCTCTTCAGGGCGCCTGCGATGTGAGTCTCTTGCGCTTCTTCTTCCGCCTCGTCCCGACCCGGCATGAGGTGAAACAGCCGGGCAGGCATCGTCTTTTTAGCTGCCGCCTGCGTCTCCTCAAAGCCTCGTTCCACCTCAGGCGTGAGGTGGCCCGGCAAGGGGTTTTCGCCCAGCAGGCGCGCCGCCTGCAATCGCTCGACGTGCTTCTTGTACTTCTCGGTCTCCTCCGCAAGCACCCGTCGTTTTTCCTCTGGGGTCTTGGCGTCATCGACGCGCTTGCGAATGTCAGTCGGTAACGCAGCAATGTCCTGTGGAGTGATTCCTTCGTGAGGACGTCCTGCTGGGCCACCATGCGGGTTATTCACTCCCGCCATTGCCTCCCCGGCGTTTCGCTTCAGGTAGCCGAACGCAGCCGCCAGTGCTCCAACAGCAATGATCGTTGCCGTGAGAGGATGTGCCGCCATCACGGCCCACGTCGAGGAGAGAGCGGTCTTCAGTCCGCCCAGGCTCACAGCGGCGAGTACCGTGGACAGCTTGAACGCCATGATGGCCCGTTCAGCGGCGAACCACGCAATTACCAGTGGCTTCACTACCCCGATTACGAGACCACCAACCACCAGTATGCCCTTCAGCGCCACGGCCGCGAGCGCTGCCTTTGCTATCCAGCCTGCCCATGTCGTGATCTGTTGCCGGGTGTCTGCATCGATGCTCTGAAACCACGCCGAAAGACCCTGTAAACCTCTTGCCAAATCCGCGACCACCGGCATCAAAAACCGCCCGAGCTGAATCGACACCATTTTGAACGAGTCGTTCAGCGTCGAAAAGAGACTCGGGTTTGCAGCTGCAACGAGGCCGTACATACTCGCCGTTGCCACCGTGGAGGCGGTGAAAATGCCAGTCATCGCCCCCGACATACCCTTCAGTTTGTCCTCCAGCAAAGACAGCGAAGCCCCGACCTTGCCTTGCTCCGCGACCATCTGCGCCCAGTTCATCTGCTTCATCACGACGGCCATTTGCTTGCCGTACTCCAGCTGCGCCTTCATGGCCTGCTGTCCCTTCGGCGAACCCATCCATTCCGCCTGGCGCTTTGCCAGGTCAAGCTTGGCCGTGTTCAGCGTCTTGAGTTTTTGCTCGACGTCCAGCGTCTTGCCCAGGAACGCCTGCTGTTCCGCCAGCTTTTTCTTGAGGTCGCCGGCCACGTCGATTTCGAGAACTGCCTTGCCCAGGCTCATGTCTGCCATGTTGCCTCTCCTTCCGTTGCCGTCGAATCTCTAAAAGGCGCTCCTCGATGCGATGTTCCGGCCAGCCTCGTTGCCGGAACAATTCGCGGTTTGCCTCTTCCTCGTTCGGTTGCCAGTTTGGCAAGGACCGTCTCTGCAACTTGCCCTTGTCGTCCCTTGGATGACATAAGACGGTGTTATAGTAGCGCCGGGATAGCTTGCCGATTTGGTCCCGTCGGTACCCCGCCTCTTCCAGGCCGGCGCAGATCGTCTCGAAAGGGATTGGTGCCGGTCTCGGTTGTCTCAGGGATTGGCCGGTAAGTTTTGGTCTCCCGGCCGTTTCGAGTTTGGGTCGTTGAGCCTCGACAGGATCGCTTGCAATTCCTTCCACTTTTTTTCATCCTTGAAGATGCGATCCACCAGGGCCGGCGTCACGAGGCCAGCACTCTTCTCCTTCAGGGCGAGGTAAGCGAGGTAGCGCATGCCATCGGGGCTGTACTCGCCCATCAGGTAGTTCTGCGTGCCGACGGCGTACTGGAAGGTGGAGCAGTCCTGCCGCCAACCCGTCATCTGGATCATGAATTCCATCGGGTTGAGATTGGCGGCATGGCGCTGGATGACGCGAAGTGCTTCCGCTTCGAGGAAGATTTTGAAGAGTCCCTCCTGCTCGAAAGTCCTCTCGCTGACAAGGTAGTCTTTGCCATCGAAGGTGAAGGGGAAGGGCGTCCCCAGCAGTTCGGCCTGATCGCTCAAGTGCTATCTCCGTTAGGTCTCGTCGGGACGGAAGAACCTGCCGCGCGTGCGTCCCGACAGGTCCACGGGCTGGAGCTGGTTCGCGTTGCCGTTGTGGCTGAGTTTCAGGATCAGGAAAGACGGGAACTGCCACGGCGAGGCGGCCAGCCCTTGCGGATAGATTTCCAGAACGACTTCCGTTCGGGGAATCAACACCTGCGGCGTACCGTAGGGGTTGTTCTCGGTGTCGTAGGACGCCTGCTTCAGCGTGACGGTGGCCTTTTCGATGCAGCCGATGGCATCGGAAAAGCCTTCTCCCTCGAACGTCGTGACGTCACCCTCCGTAACCTCGTCGTCGATACTGAACTCCTGGCAATCGAAGATTTGCCCGTTGATTCGCACCTTGGCATTGAAGCCAGCAATCGGATTCGCCATGACTCACCCTCTCTGTTCCGGCCCCGTTTTGGTCTCAGTGAATCACGGCGTCACGTCCAGGGCACAGCGCAGGTCGAAGTGACCATTCACGGCACCCGGGCAGTCAACGAAGAGTGCCGTCACGTCAGTGTTGACCGGGTTGTCCAGGCCGCTGCCTGTGTACCAGGTGATCGGCGAACCGCCGGTCAGGTCGAACGTCTGCGCCCCGGTTGTGTTGTTCGTGTGGACCGTCATGTCCACGTCCGAATACATGAACAACCCCTTGATGGACGCAAAGGGTATGGTCACGTCGATCTCGGTGTTCGTGGTGTTCGCGTTGATGACGGTGTTGACGACGTTGACCTCGGCGTCTGCGTTGACGGACACCGAGGGGTTGAGCGGGTTGGCCGAGCCGTTACGCCAGCCAAAGGAGAACACATGGGTAACGCCTGCCATCGAAGCACCTCTCTCTCTGTTCCCGTGAAGCAAGAGAGAGAGTACCCCAGAGACGTTCTCGGGTTCAAATGGGGGTAGCGGCTACCACGCCTTGGCGATCATGACGTCGAAGGTAAGTTCCCCCTCGAACACGAACTCGCCCGAGGGAGCGCGCTGAGGGGAGACACCGAGGCGGTAGTTTTTCTGTCGCAGGTAAGTCGTGGTAGCCCCGTTGATGTTCAGTTCTTGCCCGGAATTGGGCAGGCTGGAATTGGGATTGAAGACGCCCTTGACGAGGAATACCAGAGCGTCGGCGTCGTCCGCTAACGGTGTCGAGGAACAGACGAAGGTGAGCGTTGTCACCTCGCGGACACTCTGGGAACTGTAGTTCGGCACCTCGCCCTCGTGCCGGATGACGATGTGCGGCAAGACTGTTTTTTCGGGGGCCTGGGCCAGCCAGATACGGCTGCTGACGACCGCCGTGATTGCCGGCGTGGTGAGGAGCTGGAATTTCACGGCTTGCAGGACCGTGTTGAGCGTCGGCATGGTGGCTCACATCTCCATCGCTCGCTTCATCGCCTCTTTCATCTCCGCGGCCGCCTCGGGCAACGTACTGGACAGATAGGGATGGTTCATGTGGGTATCAAGGGGGATAGCGTAGATGGTGTTAAACACAATGCGCGTGTTCCGCTCGGCAATGTCCACCTCGTAGCTACCCGATGCCCTTAGCCTCCCGGACAGCTTCCTCGGCGGCGCTCCCGGTGTTGCCCGTGTCGTGGCCCGGTAATAGGGAATCCCCTTCTTGCTCGTCACCAGGACTCGCGGCGCCGGTACGCTGAGTTTCTCCTTGATCCGGTTCAGGAGGACATTCGCCCCCGCCGTCAAGCCGCGATTCAGACGCCGCTCCACTTCGGCGAGCACCTTGTCCGTTCTCCAGAAGAGGATACCCACGGATGACTCCTTGCGGTTTGGGTGCTGCCGGGTCGCCGAACATGATGCGATCCACCTCAGCGATTCTGGCATTGAGTAATCGCCTGCATTCGGTCAGTATAACAATCGTTGCCGCATTGAGTTCGTCCGTTCGTCGGCGCAGTTCCTTCTCCTGGTCCTCGGTCACAGCACAATCTCCTCTCCCGTGATGACGTAGTAATCAGGTATGCTGCCCAGTCCGCCCCTACGAAACTGCACGCCCACCACCCGCACCACCAGCCCCGTGCTCGTGATGATCCGGTGTCCGTTGACGATACCAGATTGCTGTGTAAAGATGCGGTGCGTGATGTGCATACCCTGCATGGCGTAGGCGAGCATCTGGTGAGCGCTGGCGTCCTCCACTCGTGCCGGGATGCTGGCGTACAGGTTTACCCAGGGAGTGAAAGTGCCGCCAGCCGATGGGTCGGACCCAATGGTGGGGGCCTGCACCGTGATGAGATCACCAGCGAGTAGGGCCTCGATCGTCATCGCTTATCCGTCTCATGCCACTTCTCAACCGCCCGCAGAAACCCCTCATACTCGCCTCGGGTCATGCCGCCATTCAAAGGCGCTTTCGGCCTGACAAGACCGACGCCACCAGCAGCAACATCGCATCTATCATTCATGCTTCGATACTCTGACTACCCGGTTGCCACCTCGCGATAGTTCGCCAGCAGCATCTTCGTATCCGCCAGCGAGTTGAGCGTTTGCACAGCCAGCGAGTACGAGTATTCGCCGAGACTCTCACTCGACGGGATGTACCCGTAGCGGCCCTTCCTGAACATCTCAACGGCGAGTTGATTGACTGCCTGCCGCAGGTCCGCAGGTATCGAACCTGGGGCGTACCCGGCTGTGTAAACCACCTGCACATTGCCGTAGCCGAAGGGCCAGAACGGGGCTCTGGCTGCGGTCAGGGTGCCTTTGCGTAATCCCATCCAGGGTCCGGGCCAGTCCCAGAAAGCATTGCTGCTAAGGGCCACGCCTCTTGCCCTCCGAAGGATGCCGGACTTGCTCTTGCCCGCGCCCGCGTACCTCGGCTCGTCGCGCACAAGGACGTAGTCCGTGCCGAGAGTAAGAAGCGACCCAACCGGGAACGCATCGGGACCATCGCCATAGTAGCCGTTGGGATCGACCTTGACCGACGTGATCGTACTCACCGGCCTTTGCCGCAGAGGCAAATCCGGCAACCCCGTGCCGTCGTAGTAGTCGGTGTAGGAGTGCTGTTCGAGGTCCCTGTGGGTGTAGTCTTTTACCGCTCTATCCGCGGCTTCGAGAATCTGCTGCAGAACAGGGTTTGCGACCGTCACGACCAACGACGAGGCGTAGAGGCTTGAAGTCAGGAGAGCGCGGAAGTCCTCGACGTTTGACAGCATGACGACCTCACCTTACAATCCCCTCGGTGACGGCTGCGGCGTGGGGACACGCAGGGGTGGCGGGAACTGGAAAACGTAGCCCTCCTTGAGAAGGCACCTCGATGAATCAACATCGGGTGGCAGCTGCAGCTGGGGGCACAGCCCCGTTGTCGGTTCAAATCCGACCCCAGAGAGAAGCAGCCAAGCCGGGAAAGTACCGGCCCAGCCGTCACTTTTTCCCCTCTGCTACCGCCTCGTCCCGCTCCAGCTGCACCTGCACCGCCGCGGCCCGGTAGATCGGCCACGCCCCGGGAGTAATCCGCGTCTGGAAAATGTCCTCCGTGCCCTTGTTGCCAGGCAGTTTCTTCGTACCCGTCTTGACCTTGGTTTCCACGTCCGACTCCGGCTTGGTGGGATCGAGCCACCTGGAAACTTCCCGCTTCGGGTCGCCCTCGTAGAGTTTCCAGCCGTGCGCAAGAAGGTAAGCAACCGGGTCGCGGTCAACGTCCACCACACGGGATTCACTCGCCCTGATTGTCTTGACTGGTTCAGCCATCTTGATTCTCCTGTCTCAGCCCAGCGTCACGTTAGTAGAAGTGAGCAGATACCAGGCTCCCTGGTACGCAACCACCACGAAGCCGTCGCCGATGGCCCCGCCGAAGGTAGCCGTATCCTTGCCACTGCCGCCGTTGTTGAAGCCTGGCGAGGCATTGGCGACCGTGTGTGTCTGTGCCGTCGTCGAGACGATATTCAGTATCATTCCGTCGTGCGTGGTCGCCGTCGGCGCCGCCAGGGTTACGGTTGCTGCACTGCTTTTGGTTATCAACACCGTGCCGTTCTTGATCGTGATGGCGGTGTCGGTGCTGACTGCCTGAATCGCCTCCGGGTTGACATTGCCCGTGCTGGCGATTGGGTCGGTGATCGTGTAAGTGCGAGCCCCGGCCTGGGCCGCAGTCACAATGGCTGTGATGGTGTCGCCGCTGTTATCCGTCGCCGTGAGGGTGGTCCTGCCCTTGCTTCCTGTGCCAGGGAAAACCGTGACCGTACCTGCCGTACCAGACGCTCCTGCCGTGACCGCGGTGCCGTGCGCCGTGGTGGCGTTGACGGTGGTGGAGGTTAGCGTCGTGATGGTCGCCGAGGTGATGGTCGCGATACCCTTCGACCCATCAAGGACCACCGCTTTGTTGTTGGCTGCCGTGCCGTTGGTGATGCCGTCGATCTTCGCCAGGTCCGTCTCGCTGAGGGTCGTTGTCCCGGTAACGAGGTCCCCGTCGAGAGTGACAGTGTGCAACGTGGCAACATCGCGGGCGCTGTCCACCGAGAGAATCTTGTCGGCCGTCACAGTGCCCGGCGTGATGCCCGAGGCAACGTCGATGCTCGACACATCGAAGGTCACGAGGCCCGCAGCGGCACTGCCCAGGCTCAACGGAAAACTGCCACTGCTGCCCCGGACGTTCAGATCACCAGATGAGATTCCAGTGACGCGAAAGCGTGCCTGATCGCAGCCGGACGAGTCCACGGCGTAGGCCACCGAGGAGTCATCCGTCAGGGTGATGGTGCCCGTGTGCCAGACGTTGTCCGCTATCGCCAGCGCTGCTACCGGCACCCAGACGGGATCGGAGTCGCCGCTGGCGCACTCAAAAACGCCGGTCACGCTCCCGTAGGTTCCAGAGAACACGAACATGGAGCGATTGTCACCCACCTGGCCGTCAAGGGCCAGGGTGTCGCCAATCGTTGTCAGTGTGCCGGATGCAGTCGCCATGTTGTTACTCCCGCGGCTTCTTCCCGTGCGTCTTGACCGGGTCGTGCTTCTCGTGTTTCTCATGCGGTTCGGGAGCCTCCAGCGCCGCATGGGGCATCACTGGATGTGCCGGATGCGCCGGGTGCTCAGGATGAGTAGGCTTCTCAGGCTTCGGCTTCGCCGCCACGGTCTTGCGCTCCACCGAGGGGACCGCCGGCAACACGGTGCCAGGGAACGAGCCGCTGTCCCAGCGCACGTCGGCGGCGCCAGACGTGAGCGCCGTCACCCGGAACCGCACCTGCGTCAACAGGGCACAGTCCATTGCGAGGACCAAGGTGGAATTATCCGCCGGCCCAATCAGGCCGTACTCGCAGACGTTTGAGAGAGCATCAACGGTGGCGAGACCGTGCCACAGTTTCCCGTCCACGGTGCCCTCGACGAGCCCTTGCAGGTTCTCGTAGGTACCCGAGAGGATCATCTGGGCTCGCGTGTCGCCCTGCCCCACTTCGAGGATGGCCGCATCGTCGGGGATGTGCAGGGTTTTGTTTGCCGTCGCCATAGGTATCACCCTCCGGGGTCTGTCGCACAGCCCCACACCTGGTTATTGTGAAAGTCCGCCCGCCCATAATGGACGACGTGAACCGCTCTTGTGGCGAACACACGCAGACCTTTGCGGGCGAGCATCCCGGACCAGTGCCAGTCCTCGGAAAGGACATGGGCGGAAAACCGCCCGTCTTCTCCCCGCCGGATTGCGTCCCGGATTTCAAAGTACGATTCTTCGACCCAGGGTTTTGTGAAGTCCACGAGGAACAACCCGGTGTTGACCATCAGCCAGCGCGGGTTGTCATCCTCCCAAAACTTGCGCGTGTCCTCCGCGTCGAACGTGACTGGTAAGTCCATGATTTCCGCCATCGTTAGACGTCGGATATTCATGGTCTGCGGGTCCTGCATCCCGGTCGATGTAAGACCCCGACTGTCCTTGATCGGCACCACGACAGAAATCACATCCGCCTCTACCCTTCGCATCTCCTCCAGCAGTTTGTCGAGCCAACACGCCTCCGCGAGAATGTCCGCGTGGTGCATGGCGAAGTGCGTCAGGTTGCTTTCCGCTCGCTTATTCAGCGCGCTGCACCACAAGATGTTGAAGTTGTGGGCGAGAAGGGAAGCGCCATTCGTGGTCACATGAACCTGTGCCTCCGTGCTGGCCGTCATGATCGAGCGAAGCACTTCGGGAACAAGAGAGCCGTAGTGCGGCACACCGACGAAGACCGAGGCCGGTGGTGTCTGTACCTGTACCGTTACCGCCGCCTCGGTGGCGTCCAGCACCGCAACCACTTCCTCAGCCGCTCGCTCGTGCCAGTCCTGCATAGCACCCCCACCTGAAAAAGCGGCTCGCGTAAAGGCGAAGGCGGGAGGTGAAACGAGAAACGTACCGCCTTACCCCCACGCGAGCCCCGGTCACCCCACCTCTTCGGGATAGAGGTCTCAACTGGAGCCGACGACCTGCTGCGTCACGACGGACGTGTTATTTTGGGCGTTGCCCGGCTTCTGCACGGCATCATCGCCGATGGCGAGTATGGCATAGATGATGCTGTTCGTCGTAATCGTGGTTGAAGCGCGAACGTACCTGTCGCCCGCGTTCTGCTGGGCCACCTGGTCCGATCGAATCTCCATCGTGACGATCGTGTTGGCGGCCGTGTTCGGCACCTGGGTCAGGTTGGTTCCCGTGATGTTGTGGACGCCAGACGCGAAGTTGGCGAGAGCACAGCTTTGCAAGCGGCCGTCCATCGTGCCAGCGGCGTCGATCACGCCGAGTATCGGGACAAACAGGGCTCGCTTGAACTTCGCCATGTCCACCACTCCGCTGTAGTACGGAGTGGCGTTCGCGGCGTAGTTGGCTGGCGGCTGCCCCATCGCAAGGAACAGTCGCTGAGTCATTTGTTCGGTGTACATCGTGGTCTGTTCCTCTCTCTGTTCCTCGATCTCAAACCAAAGCCGTTACTCAGGGCGGGCCGAGCACAACGTAAGGGCTCACGGTCGTACTCGCGTTCTGGAGCGTGATCGGTAGGGAAACCTGTGGCTGTCCATCCAACCTCGCCAAGATTCTCCACGCCATTTGATTGTTAGCCCAGCCCGGGGTGTCGCTGGACTCGATCTCAACCGCCTGACGATCGCCGATGATGTATCGCGACGGGTCGAACAACGTGACGTCGCCTGTTGTGCCAAGCACAGGCAGGAGTTCCGTCGGGATAATCGGGCGCCCGTGCAGGATCAGCGGACCGTTCGGTATCCAGCCGGCGAAGTTGGTCTCCAGTTGGGCCAGCACGGTCGGGTGCATCGCCCACACCGAACGGGCGTAACTCGACGGCAGAAGTCGCCCCAGCATCTTGTCCGCATCGATCGGTTTGAAGTTCGTTGCTGTCGCCCGTGTTACCGAAACCGTGCCAGGATTGGGCAGGATGCCCAGCGGCTTGCCGGTTCCATCGCCGTTGAAAAAGGCGTAGTCTTCACCCCAGGCCAGCTCTCTCGCGAACAACTGCCGCAGGTACGCTTCCAGGGCCGCCCCGGTGTCGTCGAGAAGGTTCTTACTCAGGTAGGCAAACCCACTCAGATCCCAGGCGTGCAGCTCCAGTTGCCGGAATGTTGGCTCGGTCTCCGTTCGCGTAGCGGCCTCTGGCGTCCACGTCATTTTGATGCCGCCGAAGAAGGGCGACGTACCAGCCGCCTGTACCGTCTGCGCATCGGGCAACGGCAACTGAAGCGTGCTGCTCGCCATCGGCAGGACGGTGGCACCCAGGCGACGGAAGATCGACTCTTCCGCCATGTCAGTCATGAGGTCGTAGCGAAGTTCCACGGGTACGAGATAGCCGCCGAAAGCCCCAGAGGGCGTTTCGCTCATGGCCGCTTTGGTGCGCTCGGTGCCGTAGTGCTTCGCCAGGCCACGTGCGTCGTTGTAGGCGACGCGCAACAGCCAGTCGGCGAAGCACGGCGTAACGGACCACTCGCTCCCGCGAGAGATTCCCCCACGCTTTTGCAAGTCTCGGTTGAGTGCTGAGACGGACATTTACTGCCCCCACCCCTTGAACACCACTTCGCCATCCTCGCGACTGAACTGCGGCGATACCTCGCACGTCTGCCCTGCCACTCCTGCCTTGATGCCAGGATGCTCGACGATGAAAGACACCGAGCGCAGTTCCTGATACCCGGCGCTGGCGATAAAGACCGTGTCAGGCGGCAAGTGCAGAATGTCCATCAGCAGTTCCGCCGTCACCGTTACCTTGCCGCGTGCCATCACTCCACCTCACACCAAACGCACCGCGTAGCTCACCTGGAACGTGCCGCCCGCCGGATCGACCAGAGTGATTGGCGACCGAAACCATGGCGCCCCATCTCCCCTCCATAAAACTCTCCAAGCGACCTGGTTGTTGAGGAAACGCACCTGGGTTGAAAAATCAACCACCAAATCACTCCGCTTTCCGAGCAGGTAGCGGGAGAAGTCGATCAGGTACACGTCGCCGCCGACCGTGGCCGTGCCCAGCTTGTTCACCTTCTCGGTGAAGATCACGGGCAGGCCCAGTAGCTTGCCGCGTGGCTGAATGCCGGAGCCGCTGAAGATGGCGGACTGTGCCCCGGCATCGATCGGCGTGTAAACCAACCGGCCGGTACCCGCGGTCGCGCCGCTCTGGTCGTTCATCAGCCAGAGCTGATGTTCGACGGACGGATGGCAGAGCCAGGCGACCTTGTTCTCGTTGGTCAGGAGGTAGGACGCGCGCTCGTGCATCTTCACGGCGTCCTGGAACGTGAAGCGAGAGGCCGTTTGGCGCGCAACGCCGATGGTCGCGGCGTGGCCGGCAATGCCCGTGGGTTTGCCGACGCCGTCGCCTTGCAGGTACGCCCAGTCGGTGTACCACGCGATTGCCGACTTGAAGAGTTGCGTCAGCAGCGCTTCGAGGGCGATTGCGGAATCTGCCAGGAGCGTGTTGCTCGCGAGGCAGTAGAACGACAATTCCCACGCCGTCAGCTCGAAAGCGTTGAAGGTGGGTTCCGTCTCAACACGAGTGGAGGCTTCGCTCGACCACGTCGCCACCATGCCGCCGAGGAACGGCGACTGCCCAGCGCTGACGGTCTCGAACTGATCGAGGTAGGGAACCTGCAAGGTGCGATTCGTCAGAGGAAGGGACGATGCCCGCCCCTCAACGATACTCTCCTCGACCGCCAGTTCCATCAGGTTCATCGCGAACTGTGGCGGCACCGTGTAACCGCCTGTAACGCCGGACCCTTCTGCGAGAGCCGCCTTGGTCACACCAAAGCCGCCCTTGGATTCCGGCTCGAACAACTTGTTTATGTCGTTCTGGTTCGTGTAGTTCGCGAGTTTGGGGTCCTGATAGCCGACCAGGGCCGCCAGCATCTTGCCGAAGTCCGGGCCGAGGGTCTTGGAACCGTGGGGCATCCGGCCCACACCTCCTGGCGTTGAAAAGTAGGGATTGCCACCCTTCGGCTGGTTCGCCATCGCGTGGAGGAGAGCCGCGGGCGTCATGCCCGCTTTCGATGCCGGCTCCTTGAGTTGCTTGAGCATGTCCTCGAAGACCGGACCCCACCTGTTGTTTTGCGCCTTCAGTTCGGCGATCTCGTCGAGGACCATTTTGGTCGGATCGGTTGTGACTGGCTTACCCATGTGGACCTCTGCTCTGTTCCGGTTTTTGGTAGTCCCCGACGTCAACGGTTCCGAGGCGTTGCATCAGGTGGGCAATCTAACTCATTTCTTGTTTCGGGTGCAAATGCCTCACGGCGGTAACAACTGCCGCGTCCGATAACGCTGGGCGATATTGTCATTTGCCGGAGCCTGTCCTTCCGGCGTCACCGCGTATTCCCACTCCGACTCGTAGGGCGTCTTCAACTCCGCATCCATCAGGAAGAGGAACACGTCTCGGGGCAATGATCGCTCCGATCCTTCCACCCGCTGCCAGGGGTCGTGCTTCGCACCACGTTTGCGGCGCCAGCCGATGAAGACGGTAGCAGGTTGTTCACCCATAATCACACCTTGGGCAGGTTTTTGTCGGTCAGGTCGTATTCTTCCATGATTTTCTGTTGCAGATGCCTCACGATCAGCCAGTTCATCGTGAACAGCTTCCCATCGCGCCTACGAGGCGAGCCCGGCTCATACGACTCCGCAGCGCAAACCATGTCCCTGGTCTCATCTGTTTCTGGGAGGAACAAATCGTTACAGCCGTCGTTGCTCAGCCGGTCCCCGAACTGGTCAAGGAACGCCGCCAGGTATGCCGCCTCGGTTTTCGTCACACTAACCTCATTCCTCGTCTTCACAGTACGACTGGCCCGATGGTGGCGAGGATAGATGCCACTCCTTAGGCAAGGTTGAGAGAGACTTCCACCTCGTCTCGCTGGTTCGCCGCCAGGCGTCTGCACCCACCGGAATCCACGGTCGACAGATTCGCTTTTCCTTGGCAGCGGTCAATTCCGGGGCACCAGCCGGACGAAAGAGAACGCTGGTCAATATCCTTCCTTCCGTCAAACGCCACTCAATCAAAATCGGTCCAGCCGGAATCACGCCAGCCTCCTCCCGGTTGCCCGGAAATAGGTGCCGTTCATCTTCTCTTGCTGCTCTTTCAACTCTGAGAGAGCCTTGCCCACCGCCGCGAGGTCGAGGGACTTCTCCTCCGGTTCCTCCTCCTCACCGGTCAAGCCCTTGTGCAGGTCGTTCAGTTCCTTCGAGTGCATGCGGCAGGCGGCCTTGTGCGTCCGGCCGAATTGCCCTTCCTCCAACTTCGACATGTCGTCGAGGTGGTCCGCGGCTTCCTTCACCACGGCGAGACCCTTGCGGCTCAGTCGCTTGGTCTTGAAACCCTTCTTGCCGCTGTACTTGTCCAGTGCCTCCTCCGTCTCCTCCTCTTCCTCCTTCTCGGTCATCTCGTCTTCCTCGGCCTCGGCCGGCGCCGGTTCCGTTGCCTCGGCTTCCTCTTCCTCCTCCGTCTCCTCGCCAGCAAACGGTTCGGCCTCCGGTTCGGTCTCGGCTTCCACAGCCTCGATCCCCATATCGGCGTCTGGATATCGCTTGACGGCCCACTTCTCCACCCTCTCCAGTAAGTCCGAAAAGAACTTCTCCACCTCCGGCTCCAGGGTGGGAATCACCTCGCGGAGGAACTCCAGGCAGTGCAGAGCGCACGCGGCGCCGTGCGGCATGTCGATGGGTTCTTCCTCGACGGCTCCCAGGTCCTCGGCGTCCTCTTTCCCGATGCCGGGATCGTCGGGGGAGATGCCGACAGCCTTGGCTGCTTCCTTGCGGATCGACTTCGGCAGTTGCCGGAGGAAACGCTTCTTGGTTTCCATCTCCTCTTCCGGCATCTCGGCCTCGTGCCGTTCTGCCTGCGGCTCAACGGGATACGCTTTCTCCCATCCCTCGCCCTCCGGGTCCTTGTCGGACTGGTGAACGTTCTCGACGCCTTCGATGGCCGACAGCGACTTCATGCACTTTTCGAGGTGCTCCGGGTCGGCGTCGGGCGCGTGCTTGTGATGACAACTCTTCTCGCCCTCGTGGTAGTGAGCCTCATCACCTTCCGCCCCGCTTTCTTCCATCGCCTTCGCAATGGCCGAGGCGACGGAAGGGCGTTCCTCGTGGTGTTCTTCCTCGACATAGCCGCCATCGGTGCCGCTACCCTCGCTCAGTTTCCGCTGGGGGATGCCGTATCGTTTCATGGCCGTGACCCTCTTTTGCAGTCTCTTGTGTGCGGAGAGGATCACCCTTTCCGCTTGACTCCGATAGAGCCTCTTCTCGTTTCCGTTTCCGTCTTCGTCGTCGTCCTCGAATTCCTCGGGGTGGTCTTGCTTATAAAACTGGTCATCCGTGCCGGTTTCCCACTCGCCGGATTCGGGGTTCTTGCGTGAGTAAACCTCGGTTCCCTCGTCTCCCTCGCCGAGTTGCTCTTTCGCCGTCTCCACGTCCCAGACCTCAAACCATTCCTCGTCTGGGTTGTAGAGGATCGTTACGTCGTACCCTTCGTCCTTGCCGAGGTCTTTCAAGGCAGCTGCCAGATCCTCCTCGGTTGTTGCCTTGGGATCCTCGTTCAGTCCCGCCGTGTAGGTCTCGGACAGTTCCGGTTCCGCATGCTCAGACCAGTCCTGAGACGACTGCGAGGGTGAGTCGCTCTCGCCTGGTTTCCCGCCGCTACCGAACTTGCCGTCGTCGGTTCTGGGGTGCTTACCTTCTTCCCAGTCTCCCTTGACCTTCACTCTCCTTCCGACGATTCGCTTTCCTCGTTCTCGCTTCCCCTGCCCAGTTTTCCCCAGGCTCGCTCCAGAGCGGCTTCTTCCTCCTCGCTCAGTTCGATTTCTTCCGGCATGAGGATACTCCTTCTTCTTTGTCTTTCTCTCTTCCAGGTACGCGGCCAGTATCTTTTGCGACCGGCTTCCCTTGCTCAAATCAAAGGTCGCATGTGCCATATCCGCGCCGTTTTCCTTCCACCAATCTCTCCCATTTTTGGTGGACATAATGTCGAGAACGGACTTTGCATCCGGGAACAGTTTACTGGCCCTGTCTACTATCTCGGCATCGCGCTTGCTCTGCTTGGCAACTGATTCGAGGCTCTGATCGTAACCGAGCCTCGGCCATGTGTAATGTCCATTCGCTTCTTCGCCACCTACCGCGCTGCAAGTCAGGTAAGCAAACCCGTGCTTGCTCGCCTGTTCGACCTGAAACGCAAATATCTCTGTACCGCGCCCCGTGCCTTTTTCCGACAAGGCAAACTCTTCGTTCTTTATGTACTTCTTTCCGCTGCTATCCACTCCCACGATGCGAGTACAGACGACCAGTTCTTCGTTTTTCACGGATATGTACAGTTTGCCATTTACTTCACGCAGCCTGATGGTGGACCCGCCAGGTGCACCCGTAAGCAAACTCGCATTGTTGAAATCGCCGCCAAGATATTTCTTGGAAAGTTCCTGTTCCTCAGCAGTCGGCCTGTTGGTTGGCTTGCTGCCAAGTTTATTGTCACTGCCTTCCGGCTTCTTGCCCTCCGGTTTGCCCTCCGGCTTCTTGCCTTCCTCTGGCTTCTTGCCGCTTTCTCCACCACCCTCCGGTTTGCAATGGCCCTCGTCGTCCCGGTCGCACCTGCCGAAGAACGAGGAAAACCACCCCTTACCCGTGCCGTTGCTCCACACCTTCTGCGGCTCTGCCAGCGGCTCCAGGGACTTGCGCAACTGCGGGCTGATCTTCTCGCCCGCAATGGTGCCTCGGCTCAGGTACTCCCGCACGATGCCGCAGTAAGGGTTTGCCCCCACCCCTACCCAGGAAAATTCCAACAATTCCCACTTCTCGTAGCGGTATCCGGTATACAGGTTTCCGGGGATCGGACTCAACCGACGTGGCTCGGCCAGAGGGTTGAAGCCGATGCTGGTGGAACGCAGTACCCCTGCTTTCACAAGCTCGAAAAACTGCGGACCCTCGTGACTGGCCTGGTGAAAGTAGCACGTCGCGATGACGCGCTGACCTGGCTCTATTTCCACGGCAAGTAGTTTTGTGCGTGGGTGTTCCGCGAGACCAACGGGGATAGGGACGCTCTGGTGTCCGAAGAAAACCACGGGCGATTTGCGGTAGTGATCGAGGACACAACCCTCGGGAACCATCTCGTCTCCGACGCGATCCCGGTCGATGGTGGAGATGACGGCACGAGCGCTCATGTCTGCATCGCTCGTGCCCAGTACAGCCGCCGCTGGACCAGCCAGCAACAGGGCGCCGCCCACATCCTTGTTACTGGCGTAGGCGTAGGCGTAGGGGCGGCGCAGCTCCACGGGCAACGCTGCCAGGGGAGCGCGGCGCTGGCGCTTGAGGATCGGTGCCGGGATTGGTAGGGGCATCACAGTACCTCAGTCCAACTCAATGGTGATTGAACAATGGCAACTCGGGTGTCCCGGCGGGTGCAACCATTGCGAGTAAGGTCCGCCCTTCGGGTCAACGTGGAACGGCTCGCCGAAGGCCACTACCTTACCGTTGAGCGACTGGCACAGGTCGCAGGCGTCACTGCTCGCCAACCACCTCGACCCCTTCGCTACCCCTGTCTCCTGAGCCAGAGACACCATACCCGCATGAGTGGCTCGGCTTGCTTCCGTGCCCGCAATCCGATGTGCCCTCATCGGATCGTCGAACAGTTCCCGCGTCCGCGCCGTAAGGCTCTGCCCCGCCTCGCCGAGGGAAAGACCTTCGGCCAGTCCTTCCCGCAAGGCCGCCTTTGCCTCGTTGATCTCGCGTGTCGCTGTCCTGTTGGTCTCCTCGCAGAACAGCATGGTTGCTACTCTACAGGCACCAGTGACCAGTCGCATGAAAGCTGAGTAGGCAAAGCTGAATAGACTCTTCGCCTTCGGCGTCCGGTATCCACGCTGTCGCTGTTGCTCCACCCGCCGCAACGCCCTCTGGGCTCCGTCGATCCACATTGGCAGTAACAAGGGCGTCAGCAACTCGACCATTGGTTCGGTCCAGTGCAGCAGGCTCACTGGCTGATTCCGTTTGAGAGATTGGATCACCTCCCTCCGCTGGTTAGAGAACACAGCGCGCAGCACACGGGCCACACCTGCCCCTGTGGGGATGGGTTGCCTGTGCCGAGGGTCAACGAGAGTGCTTGGCATGTGCCCTCCCGTTGCGATGTGCCCTGTCCTCTGGTTCGGGTTCAGACGGCGGCTCAGGCTCTTGTGGTTCCTCCCTCATCTCCGGCTCGGCTGGCTCCTCGGGATACTCCGGCTCCCGTGGCGGAAACGTGCCCGTCTCGGGACTGTGCTCGCTAATCGCCTTCTGATATGCCTCTTCCAGTTCCGCAGTCTTCACTGCCCACGCCTGTAACGCCTCCTGGTGCTCCTGTAGCCGTCTCTCTGTCTCCTCCTCCCATTCCCCATGTGCCTTCTCGAACGCGGCGTAATCGCGATGGTAGGCGTCCCAGCGGGTACGCAAGGCGTCGAGACGATTACGAAATCGCTTGTTCAGAATGCGGCCCTTTTTTCTGCGCTGAATAACACGCGGATCGGCGTCGAAGTCCTCTGTCGGGATGGCTTGCCAGCGCCCGCCGATTGTGTTGAAGATGACGCGGTAGCTACTGTCGTTCTCCTCAAGTTCCTCGTTGACTTCCTCGCCGTCGGTCTCGTCAGGTTCGTATTCGTCATCGATTGCAGCGTTTAGCTCGATGATGTAAGGACCCGAAACATCGTCTCCCTTGTCGTTTTCAAGTTGCTGAAACCATTCAGGATCGCCAACCTCCAGAACTCCCGTCTGAGGATTTGCCAGAATCATCCAATCCTCGGTGTACTCGTCTTCCAGTTTCTCCGCAGATATAACCGCCCAACCGTTACCACCCGGTTCCGGTACGATGCGGTAAGCGTTTCCTTCTGCCTTCAGTTCCTCGTTGGCCTGGTCAGCTTCTTTATCCGTCGGCGGCTCTCCATCGGGGTTATTGAACACCTCAAAATAGCCCCAAACTTCATCGTCGTCCGGTGGGGTATCGGGGACGTCGCCCTCTTCTCCATCCTCTTCATCCTCTGACTCTTCATCCTCTGGCTCTTCATCCTCTGGTTTGTTACCACCACCCGAACCGCTGCCGAACTTACCGCTGTCGTCGCGTGGGTGTTTACCCTCTTCCCAGTCCGCAGCCTTCAGCCGATTGCGAAACCGCTTACCCTCCGGCGGCGTCTTGCTGGCAACGCCAGGAGTCAACCTCAACAATTCCTCGCCCAGCGCGTCAGGACTGGTCAACTTGTCCTCGCCATCCCCCATCTCCCCCCACGTCACGTCGCCTTCTTCGCTGTCAGGCGCTTCCTTACTCTCCAGGACAATGTCCGCATGCCCGCCTTCCTTGAGAGGTACGCGGTGCGAGAACATTTCTGGCAACAGTTGTGCTATTTTTCCGGCCATAGTCCCGCCTTCTTCCAGTAAGCCGCGCATCCAGGGAACGCCTTTTCCACATGGCCTGGCTCCAAATGTCCGCCGTAAACCAGGCGCCCGAATTCCGCAAACCCCTCTTCAGCACTGGTCGCCGCATAGGCCGACAACTTGTGCTGACCCGTCGCGTCCGACTGTTTTATTTCTGTCTGAAAGGCTTTTTGCCAATCTGGGGAGTGGCTGTGTTCGTTGCGTGGTCCATCGATGGCATGCGAGATCTCGTGGGCGTAAGCACCATCCACGTCGGATACTGATTTCTTGTTGCCGTCCGCGACGTGAGTTGTTGTCATCGCACCGTCCAGGAACAGGTGCCCGCCAGCACCCATGCCCTTAATCTCAAAACCGGAATACGCTCCCCCTACCGCCCCCTCGGACCCTTCCGAGGTGGCGTACATGTTGTCTTTCAGGTGATTGCCGAGCGCCTTCTTGTCACCAAAGAAGTGTGACTCCGTGGCGTACTTCTGAAGGCGCTTCACGGCCTGTTCCGGGATGTTCGAGGTTACACGCTGCAAGGCACTCTGATACTGCTTGTGCTGCTCCTCTGGTAGTTGTGCTGCGGCAAGGTCGCGCTCGAATGACTGTGAAACCGCACGATGAGTTGCGGAGTCATGTCGTGGCTTTGCTTGCGCCGGCGTGGTCTGTGCAACCGGCGCTTTTGCTTTTTTATCTCGTGCCGTACTGTGAAACCTCGCTGCGGCAAAGTGAGCATCAGCCAGTTCCTGTTTTCCCATGATTGACAGCAGACCGCCCAGTCTGGCGTGAACAACGGACATTTCCGCATGGTCCTGAGCCGTGAGCGGTTTGTCCTGCGTGCTCCGCAGAGTGCGTATCTTGGGGCCATTACCAAACTGAACGTCAGCCATCTGGTCACGCTTCGCTTGCATCGCGTGGTTTGGGTTCGCGGAATCCTTCGCGGCCGCCGATTGCAGAGCCTCTACTTTCTTCTGATCTCCAGGGGTGTACTTTGGTTGTTTTGGCGCAGTTGCTGAAACAGATTCTGGGACTTTGCCCCCTGCGCCTTGCTCAGGTTTTTTTTTTGGCGGCTTCGCCCCGGTGGATGGCTTCCCAGCGCTACCAGCCTGGCTTCCTTCCGCGCCTGGCTTTTTGCCAGCACCTGGCTTTTTGCCTTGCCCAGCCCCTGTCCCAGGCCCAGGCTTGGGTTTGCAGGCTCCTGACGGATAACGGTCGCATGAACTCGGCTTGCAGTGCCCCTCCTCGTCGCGGTCGCAGTCGCCGAAGAACCCCTCCTCCGCTTTTTGATGCACGCCCACAAGGACTTTTCCATTATTGGAGAAGCGATTGCGGAACCGCTTCGCCATCGCTGGCTCAGCCTGCGGTCCTGACAGCGACCGATGCAACTTCGCCAGGCCGATAGCCACGACCATGCCCGGCAGGCCGATAGCAGCGGAACCGGGAACAGGGGCAGCCGCAATCACTGCCGCAGCGGTGATTGCCTTCGCCCACTTTGACCCGTAGTCCGCCTCGTATTGCTTGTACTTCTTTTTCGCGTAGTCAACGCCCCACTGCACGGCGGCCTTTGGTACGCCAGTTATCTTCGCCAGGATCGACTTCGATACCTTGTCGGCCTTTGCGCTGATCTGTGGGTGTAGTGAGTTCGTATCCTCGTCGTGCTCCGAAGAACCCTGTTCCTCGGCGCCAGCCTCGGCACAGGGGCCAGGGGTGCCGCCAACACCGCCGCACTTCTGCTTCCCAGAACGCTTCCATTCGTCCAGCAGTTCCTCGTAGAACTGTTTGCCGAGCTGCTGCACTTCCTCCTCAGAAAGGTCCGTCTCGCCCCCCTCGCTGTCCGGCTCCGCAGGTTGTGGTTGTGGCTGTTGCGATTGCTGAGGCTCTTGCCCCGGTTGCTGGCCTTGCTGGCCTTGCTGACCCATCATCGCCGACAGGTCCAACGGCTGCTCTCCTGTCTGCCAGGGCATGGGAGCCAGCGAGGGATTCAGCATTGGATCGTCGCCACCGTGCGGATACGCTTCCCGACCACGAATGGCCCGACCTTCGTTCGTCGTCACCAGCCCCCATTGCAGGTCGAGGGCCAGGTTGGCATTGAGTACCGTGGGGTTATCCGGCGTGGGATCATCCCACCAGATACGCAGGCGTCCCCTGCGTGCGTCCTCGTGCTGCCACTCTGAGGCAAGGCCCCGCGTGAGAACCTCGCCCAGGTAGCGAACCTCGGGAGAAATCGTGAACCTGCAAAATTGCTCCAGCGGGGCGTACCACGACAGGTCAGAACCCGATGGCTGGCAGCCAGCGATTTCCTTCGGTACCCCTAACAGAGCCAGTACACAGTCCCGGAGCTGCTCAGCGGTCTGAAAGAATCCCATCTCCGTCGGAGCAATCTGGAGGGGTTTGTATTCCATCCCCGGCGGCATCATCACAGGCAAGCCGTACTTTTCCGCGCCCTGGAACCTCGCCGCAAATTTGGCGTAGATGCGCGCCATGTCGGCATCGTCTGGGTCCGCCGGAAAAGCTTCTTTATCGAGTTCGATTGTCCCTAACGGGAAACTCCCATTCACTGACTGCCAGAAGCGTGATTTATCCACGGCCTCAGCGGCATCAATCCACTCCGCCCCCGCCGTCTGTGCCGAGTAACCAACCAGCTTGTGATACGGCGATTTCCTCCTGTACGGGATGATCTCGTTTGCCGGAATCTGCAACATGGCCGCGTTGCCCGTGAACGGGCGGCATTCGTAGTAATCGATGCCGCGGTCGTTCAATCTCGGCCACATCCAGTGAGAGGGCAGGATGAACGTTTCCGTGGGGCCAAGGTCGCCGCGGCTCGGGACCTTCCACTGATACCCTTCCCCTGTGAGACAGAGAAACATCTCCAACTCATACCAAAGGTCTGACGGTGTGTCCCACGAGGAGGGATTCTCCAGCAAGAGCCGGCACGGGTGGTCATCGGGAACCGGCTCGATCTCCTCGTGTTCCGAGATGGTGTGGAGGCTTTTCTGGTACCGCTGGCGAGCGAAGAGGCTTTTGTGGCCCGGCCCTGTTTCCGGTTTACTCCGTACCCAGGCGATGTTGGGCCTCAGCCCCGCAATCGTGTTGCACCTGGCATTGATCGCGACGTAACTCCAGTGCCGGAAATGCTGGATTTGCTCCCATCTGTCCTGGTACGAGGAGCCGCTCCCATAGCCGAAACCCCAACCGTAGCCGGTGCCGCCGAGCATCGTACCGGCCATGATGCGTTCGCCGATGGACTTTGTCTTTTGCGCGGGAGCCTCTCCACGCAATCGCGCAGCCCAGTCGCGACACCAACCCAGGATACGGTCGAACAGTTTCATGGCCGACATGATGCCACGAAAGAGGGGTCGGGTTCAAACAGGTGCTGATTGTGTGCTGCGACTCAGGGCAGTGTTCAGGGTATCAGCGATCTGACGTGGAAGAGACCAAAAAAGAGGACTTTCATTGCGGAACGCCTTCCGGTAGGCAGTCATCTGCTTCTGCATCTCGGTTTTCGTCCCACTGGCGATTATGTGCGCACAACCGCCAACAAGAACCAGCAGGCTCCAGTTACCGCGACCTTTGCAGCTAAAAACAATCTCAGCGATAGCTACCCTGTCGCACCGCTCCACACGCTCGCTCATGTCTACTCCTTGTTTCAAACGGTGGGCAGGTGAAAGGTAATACGATCGAGGGGCCATTCCATGCGCAGCAGCTCATTAGTGATTTCCCGCGCGGACGGATGACTGGCCTTATCGTAGATTTGCCATTCCCCGCCTGGTCGCCGGAGATAGTACACCGTGGAATCTCCGACGTTGTACCAGCGCAGCACTGGCTCCGTCGTCAACGTCACCTCACGGATTGGTGCCGCCTGCGCCAGGGCGTCCGCGTACTGAAGCCAGACTTCAGCGGAAAGGGTGACCGACTCCACGAAGCCACGCCGGAAATGCCGGAGCAGCACATCGACCAGATTGCCCGTGAACGTGCCGGCCGCGGACAGTATCTCCGCGAAGGGGTGCAGCCACCGAAAGCCGAACTCGCTGAGCAACTCCCGCTCGCGCCGCCGCAGAAACGCAACCCTCCCCCAGAAGTCGGCGCAGGCTGGAGCTGCGATCCGCAGGTTGTTATCTATTGCCCACTGCTCGGCGTACCTGGTGGGCGTCTGCTCGGTGTCGATCCTTGCCCGTTCGCACTGCACCCGGATGAACTCGGCCCGGGGATCATTGCCCTTCTCGGTCTGGTCATCCAGCCAGTCCGCATACACGAGGCGGGGCGTATCATCCTGCGGACTCGCCAAGATTGCGGCAAGGAAGGCTTCCTCTTGCGTCATGACGTACCCCCTGCCGCCTTGCGTCCAAACGCCACGCACGCCTGCGACAAGGCCGCGTGTGCCGCCTCCGCCGTGGAGTAGTTCATTGCGTACTGACCCATCCAGAGCGGCAGGCACTGGAACAAGTCCTGGCGAATCCAGTACGGTATGCCACCGACCGGAGCACTGTACCAGTTGAAGCTGCTGCCGTTCGTCGCTCTCTGCGGTTTTAGATTCGCCAGCCGTACCGCCGTGAGCGGTGCCGCCCGAAACAGCGCGGCAGCGTGCTGGTAGAAGTCTGCGGCGGAGAGGGTGACGCTCTCGACGAAGCCGCGGCGAAACTCCCAGCCATCCCGCTCCTGAGTGACCAGGCAGAACTTGCGAAATGGCTCGAACCACGCGCATCGATTTGTATGCGTTCCGTTGCTGTTCGCCGCGAACAGCAACTCCCGTTCACGTTGTCGCAGTTGTTCACGCTGATAGTCCAGCACGGCGTTGAAGATGGCCGCTCTGTTGACGGCCGACTCGTAAACCGGCACGACTTCCTGTGCCTCCAGTTTTGCCAGTTTGCACTGCACCCGGATGAACTCGGCTCGCTCTGGCTGGCCGTGATCGTCGAGATAGTCGGCGAAGATGAGGCGCAAGGCGTCGTCGTCGGGCTCGGCGATGATCGCGGCGAGGAAAGCGTCGGCGTGGGTCATCGGCTTCTCGACAGGAACAGGTGCCCCGCTGCTGCGCCAGGTGTACCAGAACAAAGGCGGGTCGTAACTATCTCGCTTGTGGATCGTCTGTTGCTCAAGAACGATCCCGTTGAATTGCAGGTGGCGTTCCTCGACCAGGAACGTCATGTCACCCTGTCCTTGCTCGATTTCCTCGCTGGACAGGAACGACCCTTCCCAACCCAGAGGCGATAGCATTCGCTCCAGCGGATCATTTTGCCTCGACGCCGGAATCTCCCGCATCTCCACCCGATGCGCTGGGATCTCCACATCGGCAACAAGGACCCGAATCTGTTCTACACTCATCGTTGCCACGGGTTGCCTCCAATCGCACCAGGATCAAGCGGTCACGCTTGCGTGACCGCTTCCGATACCTAGGTCGGTTTGACAGGGTAACAGCCTCTGAGTGCGTTCCTGGGGGTCAGGATTGCCCACGGGCACGGATGGCAATGGACATGCTCAGTTTGGGTCCAAGCATTCTGGTGATAGTGAGTTCTTCAACCAACTCCGCACACGCCTCCCGTTCCTCCTCCGCGCCACGTCGGTAAGCGCTCGACTCCTCCTTCAGGTCGCCGATGAGCCCTTCGAGGAAGGCGACGTAGTCGAGGAGCGCCGGCACGTCAGTAATGGCGTTGTGGGTGAAATCAGCATCGTTTCTTTCCACCCTCGCCCGAATCGCTGCCAGGTCGTCGGCTGTCATGGCGTTGCTCCATCTGTTGGGTGTGATATATCGTACAGGTCGCAAAAGTGATCCGTCACCTCCTGCAACTCCTCATCGGTCAGTGCCCTGTCCCAATGACGCACGAGCGTAGTCCCGCTGGCGTCTAACTGCTGCAGGCGCTTCCGGAAGTCCTCAGCAAGTCGCTGGCGTTCGTCATCGGTCATGGTGTGATTCCTGCACCTTTGGACTTTTGTACACCCTATATAGGATACACTCTCTCTTACTACACTCTTCTTCTGTGTGTGTTTTGGTTTTTTGTTTTCGCGCGCGCAGGGGGTATCTCCTTACGGGGCGTCCGACGAAACCTCAACCTCGCGTGGCGTGCTAGCCCCAGACTTGCAGTTTCCGCGACTGGTGCAGTGCCAGCCTGGCGAATGCCCTGCTGGCGCTATCGACCTGGTCGTCGTGTGGCCCGAGTGGGAACAGTTCGACCTCGTCGAGGAAAGGTTTGTTCCACGCCCCCCGGATAATCTTGACGTTACCTGCCTCTGCCATCGCGGCGAAGGGATGGGCACGGGTGACCTTGTCGCCCGTGGCCCGTTCGCCGCGAAAGTTGAATCCTGCGAGGATGCGGCGCAGGTAGTTATCGATGGTGTTCACGCCGGCCGAACCTGGTTCCTGTTCCATCAGGATCGGCACAGAACGCCCGTCAAGCTCCGCTGTCTGCCTCACGAGGGCCTCGATCCCAGCTGGGCTCGCTCTCTCACACCGCACATCGAGGACATAGTACACACCTTCGTTGCTTCTGCCCATCAACACGCCGGCCGTGTAGTCTGGGTCGTTGGCCTTCTCCTTCTTCTGCTCCGTGGCCGCCAGGTCCCAGGCTCGCACGAGAGAGAGGTTTGTTGGCGCAGCATCGACAATACCAAACCAGCCTCGACGGAACAGACAACCCGCCGTGTCGAGGAACTGGCCTTCTAACTCCTGCTCCGCAAGGGCCGATGTGTACTGGCCTCGCACCGTCTCGTAGAACCTGTCCGGGAGAAACGGGTTGTCGCTGGTCCGAGCCCGAACAAGAGACGTATTAGGCTGCTCACGACCGAACACATCGTAGGACCAGTGCGTTTTTCCTTTGGGCGTGAAGGCGGCCCGAAAGAACCCAAGATTGCCGTCTTGCCGAAGTCGCCCGATCAGCACGTCGAAGGCGCTGCGGTCCATCAAACTCGCTTCATCCATGCCGACGCCGCTAAGGTTGGGACCTCGCAACGACTCCGGGTTGTCGGCAGAGCGGAAGAGAATCTCCGCCCCGGTCGTCGGCAGAGTGGCGACGTGTTCCGTCTTGTGGAACCGAACTCGTATCCCCAACCGCTCTGTCACATCGAAAAAACTGCGTAGAGTGGCGTCCCGAAGCATGGGAAAGGTTGGTGCCACGATCATGAACAGGCTGCGATGGGACGCCCGCATGAGCATGTCGTAGCACAGGACGAAACTCTTGCCACTGCCGATGCCGCCGACGAACCCGACAAAAGTTTCCTGCCGGTTGAGAAAATCAACCTGGGCTGGGTAGAGGAGGATTGAAGGGGTCACACCAAAGCCTCTTCTTGCTTCAGCAAGTCCAGCATCGCCTTTGCTTCTTCTCGTGTCCGCACGATGATTTCTCGCACTCCCACAGGCTTCCCACCAGTCGTTACGTCAATATCCTGTTTCTCGACGTAGCCTCGATCCCTCGCCTGTGTTTTCAGATAGAAGCACACCGCCCATGCTTCCCCCTTCGCTACCGCTTTTTGCAGGGAGTTTTCAGCCTCGTCCTTCATGGCTTCCCGCACGTCGTCTGCCGCCGCTTTGAGTTCCGGCCGGGTCTGAACGAAATCCCAAACGGACTGTCGAGTCACCCCAAACGCACGAGCAACCGCAGCCAGGTTGCCCTTGCACTTGCGGATTTTCTCTCTCACGTTCGCCTCAGTCAGTCCGCCCTTTTTCATGGTGAGTTTGTCAGGAGTACAGGTATTGCCATGCTCCTCATCCTACCCCAGCGGGGCGTCCGAAGGCAAAGGGTCACGCCTTGCCGGCCTGCACATCGCGGACGAACTGCTCCAGTTCGTCCGCGATGCTGGACAGCATCTGATTAACCTCAGCCTCGTTGGTTGAGGCTGCATCGTTCAGCTCGACGAACAAAGCGTATACGCCCTGGTAAAACGCAAACCGCAGGTCCAGCCACTGCGGCTCGGGGACCGTTGCAGGGAGTGCCTTCGCTGCGAAGGCGTCCCACATCTCGCGGATGGATTGCACAGGGTTACTCCTTGTTGAGGATCAGGTCGAGCACCCAGCAGCCGCGGGCGTGTGGGCCGTCCGTTTTCTTCCAGCAGTCTTTTAGCCTTAGCCACAGAGGCGGCTCTCCCGGCTCGTAAGCGTTCGGATCCAACAGAACACGCTCCCACCCCCGGCAGTGTCGCAGTACGTCCTCGTTTGTGCAGCCCGCATCCTCCAGGGCATCGCCGAGGATCGGCAGGCGGTCGAAGGCGCGTTCGGCGTAAATAACCGTGGCGAGGTTCGCGACGGTCTCGGTGAGCCAGGGGCTTCTTCCACCCACCCCATCACAGGCGGGACAATCGTGGGGGTACTGATAGCCTTCCTCGATCGTGCCGCCGCCGCAACAGCGATCGCACTCCTCCCACGGCAGCGTCACCGGGCGGAAGGGATTTTCGATGAGGTCGTGGAGGATGGCGGCTTGCGTGGCAAGAGAAACGGCAACAGCCCCACAATCCTTTGCTGTAATTGCCGCTAGCACTTCTTGCAGGTTCCTGACTCCAACCCAGGCCGCAAGCCTTGCTGCCGCGTTCGCTGGAGACCACGACGGACCCCAATCACAGACCGGAGCCAAGGCGGCGTCCTGGGCCGAATCGTCAAGATCAATCACGTTCTCCTCATCATCGGCGAACCGTTCCGCTAGCTCCACCGCCCTGCGGCTCCGCTCGTCCGTGAGCAGATGCCAGACGCTCCAACAGCACGCGCAGGCGAACAGCCGCAACTTCCGGTCGCTGAGTGCTGAATGCTTTGTCCAGTACTGCTGCGGATTCTCTCCTTGAAGATTACAGGCAGTACCCTGTTGCCAGTGTTGCAGCTGCTCCAGCATCGCGGCGGGATCGTTACTCGCCAACCACTCGGATTCCGTCATGGGTCAGCCGCCTCCGTTCTCGCCCAACTCCAGGTAGTCGGCACGTTCCGCCTTCGAGCTGAGTAACTCACTCTGAGCCGCGATCCGCTTCGCCAAGCTCTCGGTGATCTTCCGCCGCGTGTCGATCGTGGTGATGATCTCCTCCACCGTGGCCTGATCCCGCAACCCCAGGGCACGGGCCACCACCTCCAGGCGCAGGTCGCCGTCTGTCTTCTGTGCGGCAGGTTCAGGCTGCCAGGTTGAGCAACCGGCGTTGTCGTAGACGAGGGGCCAGCTCACCCGGCGGCTGGCGTCACTGAGGGCGTGCAGGACCGGCTGAGGAGTGCTCCCGTGACACTCCCCTTCGCTGTCCGAGATCCGCAGGAAGTGGAAGCAGTTCGCGCAGTGGTTCATGTGTCCTCCTCGCCGAAGAAGCACTGACATGCCTTGCCGAAGTCGAACAGGTCGCAGCCCTGCTCGGCCTCGATGCGCTGACGGAACTCTGCCAGGGGCAGCGGCACCGTCTTGCCGCCGCGCCGGTCTTTGAGCATGCTCACATCCTTGCCGAGATGGGCACGCATCGCCTCTTCCTCTTGCTCGCATTCCGCGAAGCGCTCGGGCAGTGTCAGGAGCAGGTGCCGCCAGCCGGCCTGTCCTTGTCGCACGCAACGGCCTCCACAGTTGTTGTGGGGAAACCCCAGATCGTACAGCGCCGGAGGGTTGATTCCCTCACGCTCCAGCCACTGCTGAATTTCGTAGGGGGCAAGGTAAGGAGGATCGAGCAGCGGAGCCTCACACCGCCACGGCAACCAGCGGTCACGGATTCCTGGCTTATCGGGAGTACCGTAAAAGCGCTGGCGTTCATGCCAGCCGATGCCGACGTAGACGATCGTGTCGGCCACATCGCAATTCTCCTCCAGCCACTTGCGGCAGAGTTCCTGTTTGAGAACTCGCGAACAGGGAGCAATACGGCTGTTGCCTACCAATCGAATGTCGTGGAAGAGTTGCCACGGTGTTCGGCCATCGGCAACCCGCACGAACTGCCCGCCGATGTTGGCAACAGCCTCGGGCAGGAATCGGTAGAGGTCTTCGTCCTCCCAGCAGGTATCGGCGAACAGGTGTGTCAGGTCTTCGGTGCCGTGAGCGCGAGCAATCAGTTTGCCCGTCGCCCAGGAGCCTAACCCACCCGAGAGCATGTTGACCCGTTTCACGTCAGATCCTCCAGTGTCAACACAAGTCCTTTTCTTGCCGCGTGCTCGTGGGTGATGCTGCCCAGCTCCAGCGACTTCGGCCCGTCGTCCAGTAACAGGCCACACGTCACACACGCATCAAGGAGACTCTTTAAAATCGAGTCCGCATCGCAGGGTCGCCCTTTCGCGTACCGAATGACGATGGACAGGCGACGCTTGCCGGTTGCCTTTGCAACCCCCTGCAAGTGAGCCTCGATGCCCAGCCGCTGGGCGTCGTCCTTCTTCTTCCGCGCACCTACCGCCCAATGGCGACCGAGATAGGTATTCAGCTTCGCAGGATGAAAACCATCCACGGTGAGTATGTGGGTCACGACGGCACCTCCCCGTCTCGTGGGTGAAACAAACTGACGTGTGCTGCGGCACGCGCCTGGAGCACGAGGAGTTTCTCCTCCGTGCCTTGCAGTGCTTCTGTAGATGTTGAGGGCACGGTGTAACCCCCGCAGAAGTCCTCTTCCTCGGGGCGCCGGTTGGAGGGCAAGCGTCCGGGGTACAGCGCTCGTATCCCTCGATCGTCGTAGCACACCCCACACAGGCCCCGCTGGCTCCGGTAGCCGCGACGGATGACACAGTGCAGGCAGGGTGTCCCTGGCAAATGGCTGGTCATCGCTCCTCCCTGTGTACCTGCTTCGCCGGCCGGATGATGCAGTGCTTGCCCACCCGAATGCGGACATTCCCTCGCTGAAAAACCCTGTCCACAACCCCCGGCTTTTTGGACGGGCCGAAGGTCACGGGGTCGCCTGGACGGAAGGGTTTCACACCTGAGCACACACCTCGCCACCAGGCCCGCAGCTTTGCCTCGCGCGTGGGCTTTGCCGCCTGTGCTGACCGACAGACGCCGTGCCACCAGGATTGCAGAGGCTTGCGATTCACTTCGCCCTCCGCTCGGTGTTCGGATCTCTTCCAACCTGCAAAACAATCGTCTCTCCACCAAAGGGCGGTTCGTTCAGCAGCAGCTTCCAGCAGTCGTCCTCGTTGAAGGCCGCCACGACCCGTACCCACTTCCCGCGAGGGTTGGCTCGCCTCCAGCCAAACCACGTCGGATTCGGTCGTGATTCGTAATCAGAGAGTTCTGCCACGGTGTTACCTTGTTAGTCTGTACTTTTGTACCTTATACACAGTATTACTCTCTCTATCTCTCTCTTCTCTTGGTGGGGTAAGAGAAGGTTCAGTGTTTGC